TCGGTCCCCTCCACCTCGAGGGCCTGGTTCCAGTGAGCCAGGAGGCACCAACGCCAGGACTATCAACGTCATGGCCCGCCGCGCGCGCCCGTCCACTAGTGCACCGTCCGGCTGACGCGGAGGTAGGCGGTGCCGCTGACGGTGGTCACCCACTCCAGCGACACGTCGGGATACTGCTCGGCCAAGATGTCTCGAGCGTGGTCCAGAATGCGGCACCGCTCGGGCGGAGTGACGGCGCTGGTGCAGCACCGTTGCACGTCGGCGTTCTTGAGAATGCGGTAGACTTCCTTCGTCCGCTCGTCCGGGCAGAGCAGCTCCTCGAGCACATCCGACAGCGCTGCGCGCAGGTCCTCGGCGGCTTCGTACTCGCCGTTCCATCCGTCGTCGTGCGCCCGCTCGAGCAGCTCCGCCAGCTGCACCTGCGTCGGCCCCCAGCTGCCCTCCACCCCGTTGCAGGAGCAATGGTGGCACTCGTCCATCCAGTAGGTGCCGTCGCTCTTGCGGAAGAAGACGAACGACCCGCCGCAATAGCTGCCCGAGCCGTACCAGGCGATGAGCATCTCGCCGCCGCGCAGCTCCTCCTTCAGGTCCTTCTGGTAGTCGCGCTCGACGTCCTCCAGGTCGGACCAGCTGCCCAGATACAGGCTCACGACCGCACCCCCGTCTCGACCCCCGAGAAGATGGCCTCGAGCTTGGCGTCCAGCGCCTCGGCGGCCTCGACCGCGTCGGCGTGGGCGAACCGGCGCCGGACCAGCTCGCGGGTCATGACCACCCGTCGGGTCGGTTCGTCCTGCAGCTCTCGCTCCACGGCGCCCCACTCCGACGCCGCCTTCGGAACGTACTCGATCCCGCTCCCGCTCATCTCGCGCCTCCCTTCTGAGAGGCCTCGCCGATCTTTCTCCAACGCTCGCGCGTTTCAGCGTCGGGCTGATGTCGACCGCACCATCCACGTCCCAAGTGATCGGTGTAAACGACCTTACCGGAGCACTGACGAGTCGCTGCCATGGCTTGACCACCGCGAACATTGACTAGTTTGGTGCATTGCTTCGTCATCGTCGTACCCTCCGTCGTTCGTTTGGCCATCGCGCGCTGTGCAGGGCTACTCATTGGCCGCATCCTCGGCGCCTCCCTTCACGTCCATCGCGCGCGCGTACGCCGCGCCGCGCACCCGTTCGGCGAACGCGTCGGGATCCGCGTCTATCTCGGCGCGCACGCGCGCCGAGACACCGTCGGGAAGCGGATCACCGTCGCGCCATTTGCCGGCGTGCGCCGCGCACCATTCCGCGGCTGCATCGTACTCGCGCCAGCCGTCGCAATCGTCGAGTGTCATCGTAGCCACCTCCATCCGCGGGCGCGGCCGTCGCTGCGCCCGCGTGTGCAGGCCTTCAGGGCCTCCCGGGCCCGCCTGAACGACTCACGCGCTTCCGCCAGCAACCTCGCCACCTCGTCCATGAAGCGCCTCCGGCTTCGCGGCTATGCTACGAACGGGCCAGGTCGCGCGAGCGTGCAGATCCGCCGACTTGCGCGTCGACCTGCGCAGCCTGGTCGGCAGTTTGGTGTAAAGGGAGCTTCGCAGGTGCGAAGCGCGCGGCGCAGGACTCAGTCGATCTCGAGCAGCCGCCACCGCGACTGAGCGGGGCGAGGGCGCGCGAGCAGCGACACAATCCCGCCGCACGGGCACTCGCGGAACTGCAGGCCGGCGCGGACCTCGAACACGTGCGGGCGGCGGCACAGGCCGCAGAACACCGTCGCGCGCTCGGGGTCCGCGCCGGGCGGGTCGCTCATCCCTCGGAGGCGACCACCCTCGCGGCGCTCTTGACCTTGGCGCGGGCCGCGGCCAGCTCGGCGCCGATCGCGTCGCGGCGCTCGCGCGCCTGCGCGATGCTGCGCTCGGCGGATTCCAGCTCGGCCTGCGCGACGTCGAGCCGATGCCGCACCCGCTCCATCGCGTCACACGCGACCGACAGCGCCTTCACGGAGTCGACCACTTCCTTCTTCGCGGGCTCGCTCATTCCGAAATTGCTCATCGCTTCGCCCTCCCGCGCGACCCGAGTCGCGCCGCCTCTTCTTGCAACTCTCGCACGTTCACGCGCGGCCGCGGCGCCTGGCGCTCCTCGACCCGTCGGAGATCAGCGAGGAAACGCCGCACCTCGCGCGCGATCAGCCGCGCCAGCGCATCGCGGTCGCGTGCGCTCACGTCGCGGCCTTCGCGAGTTCTGCGTCGCGCCTGCAGCGGTGCTTGAGCAGCCGCGCGAGCAGCCACGCCTCGCCGCTGCCGACGTCGTACGTCGCGACCGTGCGGAAGCCGGCGCGCAGATTCGCCTCGTCGGCGAGGAGCCGCCCCAGTTCGGCGCGCGACGTCAGCGGCGGCATCGGCGCGGCCGGCTCGACGTCCTCGTGGAGGATGTCGTGCGCCATCGGGAAGTGGCGCTCGTAGAGGTGCATCGACCCGGCGGTGTGGTAGTACGAGCCCAGCTCGACGTCGGCACCGCGCTCGCGGAGGTCGAGCAGCATCACCTCCTGCATGAGCGTGAAGCTGAAGATGTCGTTGCAGAGGCCCCAGATCACGTCGTTCGAGCGCATCGAGACGTGCAGGTCGAGCCGCCCGTCGCGGATGAAGAACTGCAACGACAGCGTGCACGGGACGTCCTTGGTGGCCGCGCGCAGGTCCGACGGCGCGAAGATCGTCAGCGCCGCGCGGCGCGAATCGCGGTCGCGCGCCAGCTCGTCGACGACGCGCGCCCACTGCGACGACGCGGGGCTGCCGTCCGCGATGCCGAGCCGCGCGCCGTACGCGGAGTTGACCGTGAGCCCGTCGTCGGAGAACGACGGCATACGCTTGTTGTAGTACGAGATCGACTCGAGATCCCGCGCGCCGCGCAGGTACCACAGGAACTCGCCCGCGGCGAAGCCGTAGTTGGCGGCGCGCGCCGGCGCCGACGTGAGCCGCGCGCGCGGGTCGGTCAGCTCGAACCCGACGCAGAGGTCCTCGCGGATCAGCATCCCGCGCGGTTTGGACTCGTACTTGTAATCGTAGTAGAGCCGCTCGAGCAGGTGGTACTGCACCTCGTCGAAGCTGTCGGCGGTGAAGTCCATCAGAGCCTCGCGCGCTCGATCTCGGCGACGTACGCCGCCAGGTCGAGGTAGTTGTTCGCGACGTGCGGCCAGGCGAAGTCGCGATTGTACGTCGCCCGCCACAGTACGGCGAGCTTGCCGGGGTTCGCCGCCTGCCAATCGACGAGATTCGAGGGCTTGTCGTCGACGAACATGTCGCCAGCGACGGGGGACTTGTCGGCCGCGAAGATCACGCGCTTTCCATCAAATTCGAGTTGGTCTTTGAGCCAGCGCTCGCGGTCGTGCGCCCACGTCGGGCTCGAGCCGAGCGCGGCCGTGACGGCGTAGACGGCGAGCCGCTCGCGCGCCCAGCGGCAGAACTCGAGCGCGCCGGCGCGCGGCTCGAACTCCTCGCAGTAGCCGGGCTCGCCCATCGCCGCGTAGACCCTCTTCTCGACCTCGGTGCCCTTGACGCCGAAGCACTGGAAGATGTCCCAGTCGGTGATGTCGCCGGGCCGCGCGCGCTCGACGCCGCGGAGCCGCAGCTCGCGGCACGTGAACTCGGCGAAGCTCGCGGTCAGCGGCCCGTCGACGTCGAGGAGCAGGCGCTTCACGGTCTCACCTGCGACGTCGTCGCGGCGGGCGGCGGCGCGTCGTAGCAGGCCTTGACGACGCACAGCAGCCCGAGCAACACGAGCAGCGCCAGTACGGCGCCGCCGAGTGCGCGTTCCTCGGCGGGCGACATGCGGTCGTGCACCGACGGCGGGCCGACGCGCGGCGGCGCGCCCTTCACGGGCACCCCTTCGCGCGGGTCCCGCGCTCGCGCGCCCACGCGCACGCCACGTCCCGCGCGGTCACGTCGCCGCCGACGACCAGCTCGCCGTCGGGCCCGAGCCAGAACAGCTCGCGGAAGCCGTCGGCCGCGCGGAACGCGCCCGCGTCGGGCGGCGCCGCCGGCTCGCTCGAGCGGCCGGAGCGGACGACGTACCCCGCGACGAGCGCGAAGATCAGCGCGACCGCCAGGTAGAACGCGGCGACCATCTTCTCCGTCGAGATCATCTTCACGGCGTCACCCCCTCGTAGAGCTTCGCGAACCGCCCGCCGGTGAAGTCGTGCACCTGGAACGTGCGCTTGCGGGCGTTGCGGCGCGAGCCGTTCGGCGCGGTCCCGTCGGCGTCCGCGTCGAGCGAGCCGGCGACCGCGGTCGCGAGCCATCTCGCCGCCGGCAGCGTCACGGCCTTGCCGATCTCGGCGTACTGGTTCTGGATCGACCCCGAGAACTTGTAGTCCGCCGGGTAGCCGGCGAGGACCTGCTGCTCGAGGATGGTGATGCGGCGCGGCTCGTCGGGGTGCCACAGATGCGAGCCGCCCATGACCGTGTACGACGGCTCGTCCCAGCGCAGGCGCTTCTGCGAGAACGCGGGCCGGATCTTGAGCCCGTACTTCTCCGCCGCGGCGCGCAGGTCGTTGTCGACGAAGTTGCGCAGCGAGCCGTTGTGCTGCCCGACGGGCATGAGCTTCAGGAGCTTGACCTCCTCCGCCGACGCGCCCGCGCCGGGCCCGCGGTCGGCGGGCAGGTCCTTCCACGCCTCGCGCACCGTCGTCCGGCGGGCGAACGGGAGCGGGAACTCCATCGCGACCTTCGACGCGACGAAGAAGAAGCGCTTGCGCATCGACGGCAGCCCGAGGTCGGCGACCTCGAGCGTGACCAGGTGGACGTCGTAGCCCCAGCCGAGCGCCTGGCGCGCGCGCTCGAGCACGAACTCCTTGCCGGCCGTCGCCACGTTGGTGACGCACTCCCACGAGAACACCGTCGGGCGCACCTCGGGGATGAGGTCGAAGACGCGCTCGGTGTGGCGCGCCAGGTCGTGCGCGGCGCCGCGGCGCGTGCCGGCGCTGGACCACGCCGCGCACGGCGGGTTGGTGTAGAGCCAGTCGACGTCGTTGCGCCAGAGATCGGCCTTCCACTGGTCCATCCCGACGCGGACCTCGACGCCGAGGTTCTTGCGCGACGTCTCGGCGCCGAACGCGCCCTCCTCGAGGTGCGCGAGCGTGTCGAACCGCTTCGTCGCACGGACCCCGAGCGTGTGGCCGCCGGCGTAGATGTGCGCGCCGAGCGCGCGGTATTTCCGTTTAGCCACGGGACACCAGCTCGTTGGCGTAGGCCTCGAGCTGCTCCTCGGCCTCGCTGAAGAAGCGGCTCACTCTCCCCTCCTCTCGATCGCGTCTCACTCTCCCCTCCTCTCGATCGCGTCGGCGACGGACACGATCATGTCGTCGGTGACCTCACCGCCGTCCCAGAACGTGCCGTACTCGTGGGCGTCGCGGGCGCGCCGGCGCACTTCCTCCAGCAGGCGGCGGATACCGTGCTTCGGGTCCTGCCACCCGTCGGGCTTGCCACCGCGCTTGCCGTGCCCGTCGACAGGCGCGGGTGTTTTCGCCATGTTCGCGGCGTGGACCAGCTCGAAGAACGGCGCGACGTCGACGCCGAGCGCCTCGGCCGTGCCGAGCGCGACGTAGATCGTGTCGCAGACGCCGTCGATGACCTCGACGATGTCGGGCCCGCAGCCGACCCGCCCGTCGCGGGCGAGCTTGCGGCAGGTCTCGCCGTCGATCTCGTCGAGGACCTTGAAGGCCTCGTCCTCGCCGACGAGCCCGATGGCGGTCTCGAGAGACTCCTCGAGCATGAGCCTCGCGCGCAGGCGCCCGTCGCGGATCTGCGGGTCCGCCGGCCCGTGCGGCGCGCCGATGATGTCGCGGCAGTAGGCGCGGACCTTGACCTGGAAGTCGTTCATCACTAACTCCTCCACTGGAACATGCACGCGTGGCGCAGCTCGAACGTCTCGCCGTCGGCGCCGACCACGCGCAGGTCGTAGTCGACGGGCGAGTCGTCGGCGAACAGCCTGACGTCGCGCGCGCCGGTGTACTGCCGGAACTTCTCGACGGACATGCCGCGCGCGAACGTCATCTGTCGCCCCGACTCAGAGGCCAGCAGCGCTGCCCACGCGCCGGCTCGGATCGAGATCAGCGCCGGGTCGCGGCCGCCCGACGCCTGCTGCACCCACGCGACCGCGAGCGCGACGTCGGCGACGGGGTCGCTCGCCGCCGAGCAGAGGTTGTCCCAGGCCTTGACGGCGCCGAGCGTCCACGTCACATTCTGCTCGCTCATCGCTTCACCAGCGGCGCGCGCGGGTTCGAGAAGTCGCGCTCGAAGAGACAGGGGATCTTCCTCACGGCGCCACCGCCGGCGCCGCGAGCCCTCGGCCGTCCGCGCCGAGGCGGAAGGGCGGGATCATCCGCCCGAGCCGCTCGTCGCGCAGGACCGACTGCGTGACCTCGAGGAACCGCACGTCGCCGACGGGGTGGCCCTCGACGGCCTCCCACAACCACTGCCCGAGCGGCTCGCCCACGTAGCCGCTCGTGCGGGCGTGCCCGTTCGACGGCAGCAGCGCCGCGTTCCAGAGCTGCTTGACGCGGCCCGGGATGTAGCGCCCCTTGTGGTAGTGGCCGAAGACGGCGGCGTCGAACGCGCAGCCGTACTCGAGCGTCGAGTTGAGGCGGTCGAGCGAGGCCGCGTTCTCCTTCGCCTTCGTGTCGGGGTCGCCCGTCTTGGGCTCCGTGTCGCCGTGCGAGACGAGGACCTTGTGGCCGAACAGGTCCACGATCGCGTAGGGCTTGAGGTCGAGGTCCCACTCGACGTTTTTCAGCCCGTCGCACATGCACATGAGCGCGTAGCCCATCTCCCACTCGTGCCCGTCCCACTTGTCCGACGTGGCGCGGCCCGGGTGCTTGACGGTGTCGCGGCCGTGGTTGCCCGGCCGGAAGACGACGCGGACCTTCTTGTACTGCTGCGCGATGAGCCCGATGGCGACGCGGAAGATGCGCCAGAACACGAGCTTCTGCTCGACGAGCGGGATGCCCGTGAAGAGGCTGTGCTGGAGCTTGCCCTCGACGAGGTCGCCGTTGAAGATGACGACCGCCTCGGTCTGCTCGCGGTATTGCGGCTTGAAGTCGAGCAGCTGGCGCACGACGAACTCGACCGCGCGCGCCTCCTCGATCGCGCCGTGCGGGCGCGGGTTGTCGCGCGCGAGCAGCTCGGCGCCGAGGTGGATGTCGCTGAGCAGCAGAAGGGCGGCGCGCTTGGCAGCGAACCCGTCCGGCTTGAACCGCGCGTACCCCGTCGGCTCGACGCGCCCGCGCAGGTGCTCGTCGCACGCCTGCTTGAACATGCGGACGTGCAGCTCTTCGCGGGCGACGTGGATCGACACCGTGCGCGCCAGGCGGCGGTTCATGAACCGGCGCTCCTGCTCGCCGAGCCGCGCGTTGTACTCGCCGAGGTGGCCCGGGATCAACGCCGGGTCGCCGCCGCTCTGCACGAGCGCGTCGAGCATCTCGCCCATGCGGGCCGAGTATTCTTGCTTCTTCTCCTCGTCAGCGTGCTCGTCCTTGTCGCCGACGTTGCCGACCCCGACGCGGAAGTCCTCAGGCTTGAGGCTGGCGTAGTCGGACTCGAGCCGCGCGACGCGCTCCTCGCGGCGGGCGCGCTCGGCCGCGGCCTCGCACTCGCGGCAGATCGCGTGCGTGCGGCCGGGGCGGTCGCCGCGCTCGCGGAACCCCGACGCGAGCGTGCCGCCGGCGACGCCGCACCTGCGGCACGCCTTCTCGCCCCTGGTCTTCTTCGCGAGCTTCTTCGGCCGCGCGAATTTCTTCTTGCTCACTGGTCGCTCTTCTTGTACGGCGACGCGTCGCCGACGTGGAAGAAGTTGCGCTCGACGGAGGTCTCGCCGACGCACGTCACCGTGAGGTCGCTCGGGTCGAGCGGCAGGACCGGCAGGTCGAACGCGGGCGGCGCCAGCGTCGGGCGCGGCGGGCGCGTCATCGCCGGGCGGTCGTCGGTGCCGAGCGCGCAGAGCTGCGAGATGAAGAGGAACATGAGATCGCAGGCGGCGTGTGCCAGGTGCGACAGGCCGGTCTCGGGGTCGTTGTCGACGCCGTCGTACCAGTCGTTGAGGTGGCGCTGGATCGCGGCGTAGTCGCGCGACCACTCCTTGCCCTTGGTCCACGACCACGCGGCGTACTTCTTCGCGCCGAACGCGAGCACGGCCGCGATGGCCCGCAGGAACGCGGGCGGGATGAGGTGCATCGGCAGCTTGCCGGTGTCCAGCTTCGGAGCTTCGCTCATGAGACCTCTGCCCCGTCGCTAGACGGGGATCACGCGGTGCCGCCCGGGACCGACGATCCCGAGCCGTCGCACGTGGTGCAGACCGATGCCGACCGCGTCCCACACGTTGTGGCCGAGCGAGCCCGCGGCGGCGACGGCCGCCTTCGCTATCTTAAGCTCATCGGGCTCGAGCCGCAACCTGATGCGCGCGTGGCACGGCTCCTTCTTCATGGTGCGCTTCCACTCGCTGACCAGGTACGACGTCGCGTCCTCCGACACGAGGGCGGAGAGCGCGGCGCCGATCCCGCACAGCGCGAGGAGGTCGTTCGGGTCCTTGCCGTGCTCGTCCCCCCAGTAGACCTGCATCCACTCGACGGCCAGCTCGTCGACGTCGAGCGCGAGCGACCAGTCGCGCACGGCCTCCGCCATCGCCGCGGCCTCGCGCGCGCGGTTGCCCGAGCGCAGCGGGTTCTTCACGTACGCCGCCGCGACGAGCTTGCCGCCGCGGAAGACGGCGGCGCCGCAGCCGCGGATGCCGGGGTCGACCGCGAGCAGGCTCACCGCAGCGCCTCCGCCACGAACCCGGCGACGAGCATCGCCCCGACCGCGAGCGCGGCCAGCCACGGGCCCCAGCCCGGACCGTTCCGCCCGGCGAATTCGACGAAGTACGCGTGCCCGCGGAGCTTCGGCGCGCTCACCACAGCACCATGACGGCGACCGCGACCGCGAGCGCGGCCAGCGCCCCGACGGCGGAGGCCTTCGGCGACGTGCCCGTCGCGACGCACGCGAAGAACCCCAGCGTCGCGCCGGTGGTCGCGGCCTGGAACGCGGCGAACGTCACCGCCGCACCAGCGAGCCGAGCGCGCAGACGAGCGCCGACGCGAGCTTGTAGCCGGGCCGCCCGCGGTCGCGGTGCGAGACCTGGCGCTCGGGCGCGGGCTTCGCGGCGCGGCGCCGGCGGTTCTTGCGGATCGAGCAGTCCTCCTCGAGCGACGCGCGGCTGGCGCGGTCGCGCACCGCGTCCCAGAACGCGGCCGTGAAGTTCAGGACCTCCTGCTTGCGCGGCCGCTCGGCGGGCGGCCGCCGCCCCGGCGTCGTCGCCTTGTCCGACCACTTCTTCGACCTCGAGCCCATCAGTTCGCCTCCTTCTTCAGCCTGAGCAGGTGCCGCGCGACGAAGTTCAGCACGACCGCGACGCCCGTCGTCGGCGTCGGGCCCGTCGGCAGCTCGAGCCCGAGCGACAGGCACAGGTGGAACACCGCCACCCACGACACCGCCATCGCGCGCAGGTCTGGTTGGTCGCCGTCGGGCAACCTCACGCGCCCGCTCTCGACCGCCTCGAACGTGTCCTTCGCCGACTTCACCGCCGCCGCCACGAGCGCCGCGATGTTGTCGTCGAGCGACTCCAAGATCGACTCCCCGTTCGCCATCGCCTCAGCCTCCCGTCAGGTCTACGTCGGGCGCGCCCAGCTTCGGGTCGTCACCGACGTCAACCTTATCCCAGAACAATGTCACTACCTCCGGGCACTTCAAGGCCCCATGCGTCCCAACCCGCGACGCGCTCGCGGGCGAAAAGCTCGATCCGCGGCACGTCGCCGAGGAGCTGCACGATGCGATCGCGCACGATCGCCGGCTTCGCGGAATGCTCGCCGGGGTGCTCGCCGCCTGCGTGTCGGCGCGCCGCGGCTTGCCGCGGACCGCGAGGAGGCAGAACTCCTCGTTGGACCGCGTCCACGACCCGCCGCCACAGAACGGCTTCTCCGACTTGCCGTAGTGCTTGATCCAGGTGAAGCCGAGGGTCTTGTACTCGAAGCCCCACGCCGGGATCACCGACTGGACCTCGAGCAGCTTCGGCCAGGTGCCCCACAGGAAGAGCACCGACGTCGGCGCGGCGATGCGCGCGACGGGGAGCGCGCGGATCTCCTCGAGCGACATCGTGCGGTAGTGGTTCTCCGCCGCGCCGCGCCCGTTCTGCGTGTACCTCCACGGCGCGTCGGCGTAGATGACCGTGTAGCCGCCGGCGGCCTCGACCTCGTCGAGGCTCAGCACGCGAGATTCTCGGCGCGCTCGGCGACGATGTCCGCGAACGCGGGGCCGTGCTGCTCGTCGGTGAGGTCCCGGCGGAGGACGCCGCGCAGCCAGGTCACGTTGGGGTGGTAGTAGAAGAGCGAGAACTCCCACACTCCGACGAGGAGCACCGGCGCGCCGAGCGCGAGCGCCGCGCCAAGCTCGCAGTGCGCGCCGCGGCCGCCGGGCGCGATGAACACGACCGCGTCGGCGGCGCGAACGCCGTCGATCTCGAGCTGCGCGACCTCGCGGCGCTTGTCCTCGCCCCACTGCGCGCCGCGCTCCTCCTCAGCGACCCAGTCGAACGTGATCTCGTGCCCGCGACCGCGGAGCGCGTCCATGACGGCCCGAGCGGCGGCCTCGTCCTTCAGCGAAGCGGCGACGTAGAACTTCATGTGCGGCACCCTCCGCCGCAACCTGGTGCGGCGCATTCGAACTGACAGGTCGGCACGACGCCGACGTCGACCAGGAGCTTGCGGGCGCGCGCAAACGCGCCAGGGGCGTTCCACTCGCGGCAGCGACCCGACGGGTGCGGCAGCAGCACGAACGGGCCGGCGGCGGTGAACAGCTCGCGCGGCACGCCGGTCCAGCTGCGGTCGAACGCGTCGGCGACCTTGCGCCCGAGCATGACGATCTTGGCGCCGCCGCCGAGCAGGCTCGCGCGGATCCCGACCTGGTACGCCTTCTCGCGCGCGACCCTCGCCGACCAGCGCCCCGACTCGCAGAGGTTCACGCGCTCGTAGTCGCTGAGGTACGTCTCGACCGACACGCCGAATACGAGCCGCTGCAGCCGCTCGCCGGCGCAGTTTATCGGATACGGGAAGAGCGCGTCCCGCGGGTCGCTCGAGCGCGGGTTGTCCTCGCCGACGATGATGGCCCGGATCACAGCGCCACCCGCTTCGCGGCGCAGCCGTTCGAGAGCGTCATCGGTATCCTCCGTCAGTACGCGTATTCGTGGTAGTCGTCCCACGGCACGAGCACCCTGCCCGGCGCGGGCTTGTCCCACGGCTTGCCCTTCTCGTTGAGCGACCCGTCGTCGACGCCGACGTACGCCGGCTCGGCGATCTTCACCCAGTGCCGCATCAGCGCCGGCTCGGCCTTCACCGTCACGTCCTCGACGTACTCGCGCATCGCGGCGACCATGACCTCCGCCATGCGCGGCCCGGCGAGCGCGGCGCGCTCCTCGGGGATCTCCGCCACTATCTCATCGTGGACGAAGAAGATCGGCCTGGTGCCCCACAGCGGCGAACCTTCGTCGAGGTAGCACTCGCGCACGAGCTTGCGGAGCGCGTTCTTCGCGCCGTCGGCCGCGAGCGCCTGGAACCCGTTGTTCGACCCGTTCGTGAAGTCGAGCCCGCCGCGGACGCGGTGCGTGCCGAAGCACGGCAGCTCGCCGTCGCCCCACTCGCCGATGCGGTCCTGCACCCACGCGAAGTAGGTGCCGGGTTTCGACGTCGGGCCGATGTCGTCCCACTGGCGGAACCAGGCGGGGCGCAGGACGTCGTTGACCTGGTCGAAGCACGCCCGGCAGATCGGCGGCATCGGGTTGCCGTTGCGGTCGGGCTGCGAGAACTTCTCGACGCCGCAGCGCTCGGCGCCGCCGAGGAGGAGGCAGAACCGGATGCCGGGATACTTGAACCCGTCGGGCGCCTCGGTCGACCCCTCGTTCTTCTTGCGCTTCGAGAGCACGAACTTGTACGCGCCCATCCCGCCGGGGAAGCCGAAGTTGCCGGCCTTGGCGGCGTGGCGGTAGCGCTTGGCCATCATCGCGACGACCTTGTCGGCGCTCTTGAGCCGCCCGACCATCTCCTCCGTCGTGCAGCCGGCGAGCTGCGCGGCGAGCGCGGTGTGCAGCATGCCGGGGTCGCCGGTGGCGTTGATGGTGTCGGCCATCGTCGACTTGCCGAGCACCCACAGACAGACCTGCGCGAGCGTGCACAGCTCGAGCGCGGCGTAGTCGACCGAGCAGAAGACGTAGCCCGGCCTGGCGGCGATGCACTCGCGGACGCCGCCTTCCCTAGGCAGGAGCTGGATGAGCCCGTCGTACGACGTGCGCCCCGACGCCACGAGCACGTTGGGGCGGAGCGAGATGGGCCGCTCGACGCCGGACTCGAGGAACGGCAGGTAGGTGTCGCGGATCTTCTCGGCCTCGTTCTCGCCGAGGGCCATGAGGTCCTCGTCGCCGGACTCGAGCAGCGAGTCGCGGTCGGCGCTCACGCCGCCGCCGTCGGTGCGCGGCGCCCCCGACGCGTCGATGTCGAGCCCCGTGCCGTCGCACGCGTCGCAGTTGACGGGCTTGCCGGACTTCTGCGACAGGACCTTGCCGCCGACGCAGCGCGGGCACGGGCCGACCTCCGACGTCGCGTACGCCCGCACGACGGCGCGCTTGACGGCGCGGCGGTCGAGTTTCGACTCGGCGGCAGCCCGGCAGTCCTTGCACCGACACGCCGTGCCGTGCCCCTCGACGGGGAGCTTGATGAAGCCGAGCGCGCGGAACTTGTCGACGAAGGCGGCGTGCTGCGCCTCGACGCGGGCGCGCAGGCGCGCGACGCGCTCGCGGCTCGTGCGGAAACCCCAGATCGCGCCGAGGTGCAGGTCCCACGCGGTCTCGACCTGCGCCGGCAGGTCGCCGAGGTTGCGGTGCGGTCCGGGCGCGGCGCCGAGCCCGCCGCCGGCGACCTGCGCGCCGGCCAGCTCGAGCGTGTTCTTCGCGTCGTCGACGGGGTACTGGAGCGCGTCGGCTGGCCACTCCGAGCGCGGCACGGGGTCGAGCAGCGCGTACCGCTTGCGCCAGTAGTCGTGATCCTTGGCGTCGTCGCGCCCGAGGGTCTGGCGCACGCAGGTGTCGAGCGAATACCGCCCGCGCATGGGCTGGCGCGTGCCGGGCTCGACGTACAGCTCGCCCCGGGCGATCGCGTCGAGGGACTGGGCGACGAGGGCGTCGTAGACGCGGCCGGCGCCGTACGCCCGGAACACGAGCGGCAGCAGCGACGGGTCGGCCGCGACCAGGCACCCGAGGTCGTAGGCGACGTTGGCGCCGACGATCACGACCTCGGGGTCCTCGAGCAGCTCGCGCGCCTCGGCGAGCGCCGCCTGCCAGTCGGGGATGAAGTGCCCCTCGACCTGGCCGGCGACGTCGAACCGGGCGCCCGACCCGCAGACGATCTTGGGAGCGAGGATGCCCTGCTCCATCAGGTGCGTCTCGAGGTCGAGCGCCCGGAACTGCGGCAGCTCCGACGCCCAGTCGCGCTCGTCGCCGAAGCTCATCGGGCGATCTCGATTAGCAGGCGGCCGAGCGTCCCCGCCGCGACGCGGACCGCGAGCCCGACGAGGGTGCCGATGGCGGGGGCGACGAGGTTCAGCACCTGCTTGCGCGAGGGGCCAATGGACATGGCTATCATCCTTCGTCGAGGCCCGGGTAGCGCTGGAAGTCCACGCCGCCCACGTACTCAAAGCGCCGCTCAGTGGGATGCGCGGCCACGCCCGGCGCGGTCTCCTGGCCCGTGGGCGGCGGCAGCCGCGTGCCGACGAGCGCGCGCAGGCACTCCGCCAACATCCCGCGCGCTTGCTCTTCGGCAACGTGCCGGAGGTCCGCCTGTATGGCGAGCGGTGTGCCATCGGGAGCGAGCGTGCTGGCACGCAGAAAGGGACCGTCGTCCGCGGTCGGCGGAGTCGCCCCTTGTGGTTGCACCAGTTCAAAATCAATCTCGGGCCACGTACTCGGCACTCTGGTCATCACTTGCTCCTACCTGCGCGGCGCCACAGTCGCGACCGCTTTGCTCGTCCGATGATGGCATCGAGCTCGCCCCCAGCGATCAGCCGTGCTCGGCGATCAAGGCACTCGTCTTCTGCAATGGCCACGAGTGCCAGCAGCGCTCGTGGCAGCGCCCATTGGATGAGCCGCTGTCGCGCCTTGGCTGTCTGCGGATGCTCCCGGCTCATCGCGCCAGCCCGGGCGCGTCGTCGTCCATCGAGTCCTCGGCCCGCGCGCGGAAGTAGCGGCGCAGGTCGTCCCGCAGCCGCGCCTTGTTGCCCGCCAGCTCGAGCTGGTGGTGCCCCTGGAAGGTCAGGCCGCGGGATCACTTCGGCCACCCCTTCTCGATCGCTTCTCGAGCGCGCGCGCCATCGCCCGGCACTCGTCCGGCGTCAACCTTGCCCACGGTCAGGCCCCCTTCCGCCTGGCGACGCGTTCTTCGATCGGGCGCAGGTTCAGGAAACCCGCGCCGCCGGAGAACACCGACCGGACCGGCCTCGCGGCCTCGGCGGCGTCGCGCTCGGCGGACGCGGCGCGGTGGGCGACGGAGCCGTAGACGTCGAGGCCGCGCGCGCGGGCGGCCCGCTTCTCGGCGCGGGCGGCGGCGCGGTCCGCGCGGGCGTCGACGTTCGCATCGCGGCGGGCGAGCTGCACGCGCTGCAGCGCGCGGCCGAGCGCGCGGATCGACAGGCGACGCAGCCCGCCGCGCAGGTCGCCGCCGAGCCTGATGATGTTCCACATCAGCTTGGCGCGCTTGAGGTGGTAGTACCAGATGGGGCGGACCATCAGTGCACCTCCGACGAGCGCGCGGCCGCGAGGACCATCGAGGCGCGCGTGAACGGGTCCTCCGTCAGGCGCTTCATCTCGCGGTGGTAGGTGGAGTCCCAGCGCTGCGACCAGCGCGCGGCGTCCACCGGGTCCGACGGCTCGGGCCCGCAGAGCTTGTCGGCGTGCTGCGTCGCGAGCGGGACCAGCGCGTCGCGCCAGTCGACGTAGGCGCAGTCGTGACCCTTGCCCTCGAAATGCCCGCAGAACTTTCCAGCCTTCATCAGCATTGGGTCGCCTCCGTCGTGGTCGTGGTGGTCGTCTCGATCTCGATCTTCCTGAGCGCGTAGCCGCGGTCGTTCGCGACGATCTTGCGGACCTCATCGGCGAGCTGGTTGCGCACGCCGAAGTCGACCGCGTCGTGAATGGAGCCGAGCAGGTCGAGCAGGCGGCGGTTCCGCTTGATGAGGAACTGCACCTGGTCCTCCAGTTCGGCGACGGCCGGGTCCTTCGCCGCCGCGCGCTCGGGCTTCTTCTTGGCCGCGAGCGCCGACGGGCGCGACTTCTTGGCCGCGGTCGCCTTGGCCTCCGCCGTCGCCAGCGAGTAGACGTACGCGCGCCCGACCTGCGACTCGTCGCGATAGCGGGTCACCTCGCCGGCGGCGAGGAGCCGCGAGAGCGTCGACCGGACCTCGCGCCCGTCGGTGCAGCCCGCGGCGACGACGCCGTCGATGATCTCGGTGGCGGTGACGAAGCCGCCCAGCCCCGAGAGGTACGCCGTGATCGCCTCGCGCAGCGTCACGAGCGCACCGCCTTGGCGCGACGGCGCGCGCGGCGGCGCCGACCGCCCAGCCCGGACTTGGCCTTGAACGGCTTCTCGCGCTCACGCTTCATGAGGTAGTCGGCGATGAGCCGCAACTCGAGCGCGCTGTAATCGGCCGCGACCTTCTTCGGCGCCTGGGGCTTGCGCGGGCCGCTCACGAGCCCACCTCGATCCCGACGGTCCGCATGCCGGCGACGATCTCGTCGTCGGCAAGCTTGCGCGGCCCGACCCCCGACGCGAACTGCTGCGCCATGAGCCGCTCGGCTTTGGCCGCCTGGCGCCACTCGCGCGCCGGGCGCTCGGGGGCGGCGAGCCCCGCCGAGTACGACTCGATCTTGTCGTCCTCGCCGCGGCGGCACGTGGCCGGGCACTGCGAGCACGCCTCGGTCCCGCGCTCCTTGCCCGGCACCGGGCGCCAGTCGTGGAGGCACTGGTCGGCGCGGACCTCGCGTCCGTCCACGACGGGGAGGCCCGGCACCCAGCGCCCGCCGCGCGTCACGGCCCGGCCGCGGTGGGTCGCCGCGACCGACCCGACCACCCGGCGCTTTGTGGGTGAAACGTCCGTAGGTTGAAGACCCGTCTTTTCCGTCTCACGCATGTCTACGCTCTCCTCGCAAACGCTGTTTTGCTGCGAAACGCGTGTAATGGTCAACACGCGAGTTGCACGCTATGCACAATGCGTGCCAGCGGTGCACGCTCGCTATCCGACCGCGCAACGCGCTGATCTCGCTCGCTAACTACAGGCGCCTACCGTCGCCTACGCGCCCAAAATTGGCAGTCTGACCTGTCAAAATTGTCGCTCTTGCTTCTCACCAGGTCTCGACCTGCTGCGAACCAGGCTGCTCGACCTGGCGAAGCCTGGTGGCAGGGTGCGGCGAATTGTCACACCGCAAGAGCCGCGCGGCTCGAGCCTGGTGTGAGCCAGGCCGCGACGCGCGGACCGAGGGTGCGGCGAATCGTCGCACCGCAGGCCCCGCGCGCCGAGCCTGGTGTGAGCCAGGCCGCGACGCGCGGGCCGGGTCGACTACGGCTACTTGCCGGCGCCCTTCTCCGAGGCGTCGATCAGCGCCTTGCGCTCCTCGATGGCCTCGGCGGAGTTGCCGTCTTCCTCGCTGATGTGGGTGAAGTGGGCGAACGTCCCCACCTTGCCCGCGTTGCCGCCGCGCTCGATCTTCTTGTCGTAGGTGCTCGCGAGGAGGATGACGCCGCGCGCGGCCTCCGAGTCGGGGTCGCCCTTCTCACCGACGTACGGCCCGACCTCCTCGAGGACCTGCTCTTCGGTCATGCCGTCGAGGTTGAGGCCGAACGTCGCCGCGCAGAACTCCTTGATGTTGCCGAGCGCCGCCGAGCCCGCGTCGCCGCCCTTGTTGAGGGGCCACGCGCAGCTGACGTTCGAGCCCTCCGGCCAGGGAGCTGCCGCGCCGTCGTGGGCGGTCGACTTCATCACCCGCATCTCGGGGATGAACATGAGCCCCTTGTGCCCGTCGTTGATGAGGATGCGACGGACCGCCAGAACGTAGTCGCCCTTCTTGTCGCACAACCGGTTGCCGCCGCCCGCCGCCTTCGCGTCCGCGATCTTCTTCGCCACGCTCGCCTTGAGAGCCATCCCGAACCGTTCCCGTTTACCCGATGGGGCCGCCCGTGAGCGGCCGCGCTTGAGTGCTAAGCTAGCGCCCAACTCGAGCGCCGCTTCGCCTGAGGCCGAATTTATTTTTCACCGCCCGTCGCCCAGCAACCTCGCCACGCTCTTCTTCAGGTCCCACTCCACGTTCGCCGCCAGCAGCTTCTGCTTGTTGCCGCTGATCCCCTCGATGTACTTGGCGAGGACGAGCGCGCGGTCGAGCGGGTCGCGGAACTCGGGCGCGTGGCGGTAGCAGTGCGCCACCACCTCGTCGGAATCCTGCCCGAGCCGGTGCGTGCGCCCGAGGAGCTGCTCCCACAGTCCGCCGTCCGACGGCGGGTTCGCCACCAGCTGCTCGTCGTAGATGTGCTGCAGGCCGTTCCAGCCCGTGCCGCGGCTCACCCACGTGATCACGCACGACCGCTTCCCCTTCTCGGCGCGAAGCTCGGCCGCCGACTTCTCGCCGCCGACGTACAGCGGCACCCCGGCCAGCCTCGCCACCGCCGGGCCGAAGGCCGAGTACTCGTACCAGACGATCCCGCGGTGCGCGCGCGCCCAGTCGGCGGCGTCCTTGACCAGGTAGTCGTCGACCCACACGCATTCGGTCTCGTGCGGCACGCGGTCCTTGACGTCCCGCCAGCGCGCCCACGTCTCGGACTGCCACGTCGGAAGCTCGCCGACGTAACCGCGCTCGTGCCGCTCGGCCGCGTTCTTGAGCAGCTCGGGCGAGTCGAGGTGCGGGCGCGGGTCGCGAAGCTCGTCGCGCAGTTCGCGCTTCCACGCCTTCCTGGCCGCGTACCACTCCTCGACCAGCTCGAGTGGTGGGCGCGTCGGGAACCGCCACCGGTAGTAGAACCCGCTGGCGAGCTGCTCGACGCACGACGCGACCTCGAGCGCCTCGACGAACTCCTCCCCGTCGGGGCGCGTCCACGAGGTCTTGACGTCGTCGATCATCTCGCGCAGGCGCCGCGGCATCGGTGCGCACTCCCGCTCGCGCAGGTAGATGCTCGCCGGGCACGAGCCCGCCGACGTCGTCGTCACCACGCCGCGGGTGCGCGTGATGTGCAGCCGCAGCGCCTCCCAGATCGACTTGACCTGGTAGAGGTCGAGGAACGCCCGCAGCGCGCCGAGCGGTGCCGGCCAGTCGCTGGGGTCGATCGCCGCCGCCCACGAGTCCCACAGGTCCGGGTCGAGCGGGAGCGGGCTGCCGTCGCCGAGCGCGAGCGCGACGATGTGCGCGAAGTCCTTGATGCTCTTCGACGTGATCGAGCCCGACCAGGCGCACAGCCGCGTGTCGGGGTGCTCCGCGAAGAACCGCAAGAACCGCCCCGTGCGGATCGACGCCGGGTTCTTGAAGTTGTGCGCCTCGTCGGCGAGGCAGAGGTCGGGCTTGAGCTTCTCGAGCTTGTCCGTCGCCTCCTTGCGCGAGAACTTCGAGTACGGGATGACGTGGACGACGGGCGCGCCGGCCACGTAGTACCCCGACCCGTCGGGGAAGACGATCGACGGCACGCGGAAATGCTCGCGCACGGCCAGGTACTCGTCGCGGAGCTGGCTGACGAGCCCCGGCGGCACGAACAGCGCCGCCGTCCGGCAGTCGGGCATGACCATCGCCATGAGAAGGTTCAGGATCGTCTTTCCGCCGCCGACCCCGATGGGCGCGAGGAGTCCGCCCGCGAGCGGCGCCTCGTAGAGCGCCCACGCCTGCTCGAAGAGCAGCTCCTCGACGCAGCGCTTGCGCCCGAGCGCGCGGCACCCGCACGCCGCCCCCGGCGGGCGGTCCGGGCGCCGCAACCGCGCCGTGACCAGCTCGACGAGCGCGCGGGCGCGCGCCGAGCCGGCCTCGACGGGCTCGCGGCGCGGGAGGGCGAGGACGCGGTCGAGGTCCTCGCTCCCCCGCACCGCGGCGCGGGTCATGAGTTCGGGGCGCGCCAACCTAACCGACGTTGGCGGGTGCGGCGCGGACCATCTTCTCGAACTCGAGGTCGTGCGCCACGAAGGTGTACTTGATGTCGTAGACGTCGTTAAAGAAGCGCCGGCACGCGAGCAGCTGCAGGATCGACGACTTCACGTCGTCGAGCGCGCGGTGCGCCGGCACGCGCCGGTCGATCGGCATCCCGACCGAGCGCGCCAGCAGCGCCACGGCCGAGACGTCGAGGACGCGGTGCGAGAGCCGGCGAGCGAACGCGCCGGCGTTGCAGTCGAGGAAGGCGCGGTCGAAGTGGACCGAGTTGCCGGCCAGGTGCCACGTCTCAGACGGCTTCCACCCGTCGGAGAGGTTGTCGGAGAGGTTGCCGAAATGCATGACCGCGCCCATGACCTCGGTCAGGAGCCGGTTGCGCAGCTCGGCGCGGTCGACCTTCGACCGGACGACCTCGGGGAGGAGCCCGTTCTTGCAGTGCATGTCCCAGGTGACGGGGCTGAGCTTCTTGCCGAGGTCCGCGCCGTCGTGCCCGAGGACGACGGAGCGCGCGCCGCACGGGTCGAGGTCGAACGGGTCGGACGAGCGCGACGGCCACCAGGCGACCTCGAGCAGGAGGTCCTCCGACGGGTCGAGCCCGGTGGTCTCGACGTCGAGCCACAGGAACCGGGTCTTGGGATCGAGCGTGTTCACTCGACACCTCCGACGCAGCCGCCGTCGGCCTTGGCCTCGTTCGCGTCGCGGCGGGCGCGCAGCATCTCGCGGGTCACGCGCTCGCGGCTCGCGCCGATGAAGTCGGCGACCTCCTGGCGCGTGTACGCGTAGAGGTCGAAGCCCAGCGCGCGCATCGCCGCCAGGCGGTCCTTGATGAGGTACGGGCGCAGGACGAGTTCGGCCTCCTCGACGGAGGCAAACTTCAGCGGGCGGGTCTCGCTCACGCGTCCACCTCCGCGAACGGCCCGACGAACTCGAGCGAGAGCTTGCGGCCAATCTCCGACGGAGAGCCGTCCACGCCGTCGGCGTCGCCGTCGTCGAACCCGCCGAGGAACGCGTTGAACTGCGCGTCGGTCCAGCCGAACTTCTCTTTGGCGAGCGCGCGCGACGCGGCCTCGGCGTCGGGGCGCAAGCCGTCCGGGCGGCGCTCGACCTCGCAGACCGACGAGAGCAGCAGCGCGCCGAACGCGCAGCAGCGCTTGTCGCGGCCGAAGCGCGGCGCGCCGCTGTACTCGGCGATGTCGACGCCGAACTCCTCGCGCACGATGGTGAGCCCGCCCGCCTCGGCGATCTTCATCGCCCGGCGCAGCTCCGACTCGGGGTCGACGGCGGCGCTCACTTGGCGCCCCGCACGACGCGTCCGAGCTTCATCGACGACAGCGTCTCGAACGCGATCATACCCAGCTCCGACGCGCCGCTGACGACGTACGCGCCGGGCGCCGGCGGCTGCGCGCGGACGACCGCGGCGAGCGCGCCCTTGTACTTGCCGAACGCGAGCGGGCTGTCCGACGGCGCGCAGCGGACGTCGGCCGCGCCGTACTGCTCGGCCAGGTCGGCGCAGAGCTTCTCGGCGTACGCCTCGAGCCGCTGGGTCGCGACGCCGTCCTCGACCGCGTCGAGGTAGAGGTCGACCGTCTTCCGCTGGCAGTCGACGCCGGCGACCGGCTTCCAGTAGTGGTAGTGGTCGTCCGTTGGCGCGGCTGCGGCGGCTACCTTCTCGACGACCTTCTCGACCTTGGCGGGCTCCGCGACGACCGGCTTCTCCTCGGCAGGCGGCCCGGCGATGTCGCCCGGCACCTCGTGCGCCGGCACGATCGAGTAGTGCGCGCCGTCGGGCATCTTCGACGGCTTCTTGACCTTCAGCGTCGCGCCGCAGGCGCACTCGTACTTCTTCGCCGACGCGTCCATCTTCTGCTGCGTGCCGCCGACCGGGCAGTCGTCGCCGGGCGCCGGCTTCGCGGGCTCGGCCTTTGCCTCGGGGGCGGGCTTCGGCGCCTCGGCCTCGACCTTCTTGTCGCAGCCGATGTGCTTGACGACGCCGTTCGGCAGCTTCGACGTCTGCTCGAGCGGGACCGTGTGCCCGCATTCGGCCTCGACCTTGATCAACATCGTCGGGTGCGGCTCGGCGATCTTGTCGGGGGCGGGCTTGTCCGGCGGCTCGATGCCGCCGCCCCGCTTGACGGCGCGCTCCTCGGCGAGGAGCTTCGCCTTCTCGGTCTCGACCTCCGACGCGGCCGGCTTCGTCGCCGGGGCGGCGGGCGCGGCGTTCTTGTTCTTCAGCAGCGCCTTCAGGCTCATCGCGGTCCTCTCCTTGTTCTTTCCGAGCATGGCGGCCAGCACGGCCTTCTTGTCGCGCGGGCACTGGTTCTGGTACGGGCAACCGCCGAACGCCTGGCAGGCGCGCGGCGCGTTCGCGGGGACGTCCTCGACCCTGGTCGCTCGCGCGACCGCCTTCATCTTCTCCACGAGGCGCTCGGCGGGCGCGTCCCACCTCGCGCGGATCTCGTCGGCCGCGTGCAGCGACGACCTTAGGGCGGCGGCGCGCGACTTGTACGTCTGGAAGTAGCCGTGCGAGAGCCGCACGTAGGACCAGGGGCCGCCCGTCGCTAGCGCGAGCGCGCCGTACGCGGGCATCTGCCACGTCTTGATGAGGTCCTCGGCCCGCTTGGCGTAGCCGCGCTGCACCAGGTTGCCGTCGTCGTCGTAGAGGTCGTCGATCTGCTTCGTCGTCTTCCAGTCGCGGACCTCGACGGTGCGCGGCGGGTCGGCGACGAGCGCGCCCGAGTCGTCGAGGAACGTGCCGCGCGCGTGCATGAGGTCGATCTTCATGACGATCGGCACGCCTGCCGCGCGCACGGGCGAGCTGACCGGCGCGTCGACCGGCCCGGGCCACGCGGGCACGCCGTACTCCGACTCGACGAGGAGGTCGCTCCCGGGCGACGGCACGAAGCGCCGCCCCGCCGCGGCGAGGTCGCCGAGGACGTCGTCGCCGGTCTTCAGGTAGTGCTCGAGCTGCGCGTGGACCTGCGTGCCGAGGTCCTTCGCCTTCGTCTTCTTGTCGGGCAGGCGCAGGCGGTAGCGAAACCACCACTTGCGCATGCAGCCGCCCTCGGACTCGGGGTCGAACCGCTCGAGCTGGCTCGGCGAGACGTACCGCAGCTCGCCGTCTGCCGCGCCGTCGCCCCACGGGCCGATGACGGGGCCGTTGCCCCACTTGCGCTCGAGCCTCGGCTTCGCCGCGTCGGGGGCGGCCGCCTTCGGCGGCGGGAGCTTCTTCAGGAGCGCGGCGTAGTCGACGGGCACGGCACCCTCGTCCCGCAGCTGGGGCAGCGGTGGTGGTCGGCGAGCGGCGGCACCGCGCCGGTCTGGCACCAGGTCTCGTGCCAGTAGTAGTTCTCGCACTCGCGGCACCACGGCTCGTGCGGAGCCTTGTGGTCACCGGCGTGGACGGGGCGGCTCACGAGCGACCGAGCAGCCGATCGACGACGCCGAGCGCGAACCCGGCGACCGCCGCGGCGAGGTAGCTGAGGTCGCGCAACCAGGCGCGCAGGGACGTCACAGCGACGCCTCGTAGTAGTCCTCGGGCGCCCAGCCGTAGTCGGGCAGGTCGTCGGGCGACGGCTTCGACGGGATCTTCGGGTGCCAGCTGCACGGCGCTCGCGCCTCGAGGTCGGGCGTGATGGCCGTCGTCTTCATGCGCACGACCTTGCCGCGGTCGTCGAGGATCTCGACGTACTCGACGTCGACCCACTCGTCCTCGCGCAGCGACTTCCACAGGCGCTCGTGCCACTCGTCGGAGCCCGACGTCGCGAACTTGCCGTGCGGGCAGCGCAGCACGACCCCGTACACGGCCGGCGACGACGACTCGCCGCCCACGACGACGACGTGCCCGTTCTCCGGGTCGACGCCGACGCCGCTCGTCGACGAGCGCGACGCCGGCACGTACGGGAGCGAGACGACCTGCGCGCGCTCGTGGCGGTGCGGACCCTCGCGCTCGCAGCCCGTCAGGAGCAAGAACAGCGCGGTCGCGAACGCGAACCTCACGACAGACCTCCGGTCAGGATCGCCACCGCCCGCTGCGCGGCGTCGAGGTCCACGACCTCGCGCGCGCCGGCGCAGGCGAACGGGGCGAGCGGGTCGCCGTCGGCGAGCGGGCGCGGCGCGACGAGCGCGAAGGAGTCGACCTCACCCGCCCACTCCTCGAGCCAGGCGCGGACGCCGGCGTGCGCGGGCTCGTCGTCGAGCGGCGCGCGGGTCGAGGAGAACCGGTTCGTCGCGCGGAAGCCCGCCGTCACGAGCATGCGCGCCATCTCCATCGTCGACCAGGCGCCGCGCCAGCGGGTCGCGAAGACGACGTGGGTCGCGCCGCCGCGCCGGCACGCGCGGTCGAGCGCCGCCACGGCCGCGGGCTCGAACGTCGCCGCCACCGAGGCGATGGTCTCGTCGATCGCCTCCTGCGGCGAGAGCTGCGGCACGACCTCGCGCCAGGCGACCTCGACGCGCCCGGCCGAGACCAGGGCGTCGAGGTCGAGGAAGACCGGGCGCATCATCGGGCGGGCTTCGCGACGCGGCCGGCGGCGTAGCGCTTGCAAGCCTCGACCGCCTCGTTGAACCTGGCCTTGAACCCGCGCCAACCGACGCCATAGATGCCGTTGGAACACTCGTCGCAGGCGAAGTTGTTGTGGTCGCGCGAGTCCTTGCCGCACATCGCGCAGCCACCGTCGAGCCAGGCGCCGACGTGCGTCTCCGCGACCGGCGCGATCTCCGCGCCCTTCGCCCACGCCGGCGCGTCGCAGGCGTCGATCATGAACTCGAGGTTGCGGCGCGCGCGCTCCCCGAGCGAGACGTGCGCGGGGAGGTCGGAGATCTGGAGCCGCTGCCACTGCGGGTCGCCCCAGTCCCAGTTGTCGTCGGCGCGGCTGCGGGCGATGCGTTCGCCCTCGGCGGCCGAGAACGCGTCCCCGGGGGCGCAGAGCGCGACGCCGGCGACGAGCGTCTTCTCGTTCGCGGCGACGGTAGCGTACCCGCGCCCGACGCGGAAGTGGTAAACCTTCAGCGGGTCGGGCTTCGGCGCCTCGGCCGCGGCGCGCGCGAGCCAGTCGCGGACGACCGCGAGGTCGACGTCACTCGCGAACAAGACCGCCTCGGCGGACCTGCCGAGGTCGTCGTCCGCGATCTCGACCGTGAACTGGCCGTTCTTGAAGCGGAACCGCACGCGCCCGTCGTCGCCCGGCAGATCGATGCGCAGGTCTTCCATGTGACACCGCGCGCCCCTCGGCGCGCCGTCCGTCAGTCCGCGGTCTCGACCGCGAAGTCTTCCCCTTGCGCTATTGATACCGCCTCGCGCGTCTCCTCCGACGCCTGTCGCCTCTTCAGCGCGTCCAGCTCGCGGTCGCGCTCGGCGAGCCGGCGGCGCAGGGCGTCGCGCTCCTCCTCCAGCTCCGACGGCGGCGTCGCGCGGGCGGCCAGGCGCGCCGCGGCCAGCTCGCCCTTGAGCCGCGCGACCTCGCTCTTCAGCGCCGCGACCTCGCCGTGGTCCGCGCTCATTTCTTCGCGTCCTTGAGCCCGCGCACGAGCGCGAGCCCCGCCTGGCGCGCGGCCGGCGTCTCCTGCGGCATCGAGAGCAGCTCCTCCGTCGCCAGGTACCGCCGCGGGCGCTCGCGACCCGAGCCGCGCTCGAACCCGAGCAGCGTCATCGCGTACCCGATCTGGGTCTGCACCGAGCGGTCGACCTCGCGCGCGTCCATCTTCAGCGCCATCTCGGCGACGTCGAGCGACGTCACCTGGCGAGGGCGGCGCTCGGGGCGCTCGCCGCGCCACCACCGCCCGATGGCCGTGATGATGGGCGACTCCTCCTCCATGCGCAGGTCGGTCTCCTCGGCCGCGAGCGCGCCCTCCTCGTGGTCGAGGTGCCAGCGCTCGCCGGCGTTGAGCGCGCGCACCGCCTCGGCCAGGATCAGCTCGCGGTCGCGGCGGATGCCGTCGAGGTCGGGGCGCCGGTCGATCGCGACCGGCCAGAAGCGGCGGTTGCCGGTGCGGTCCTTGAGGTAGCCGACGCCCTCCTCGGGGTTGCAGGTGCCGGCAACGACGCAGCGCCGCGGCGAGTCGAGGAGCGTCGCCCCGTACGGCGGGCGGAACTTGTCGACCTTCGACGTCAGGAACGACTTGACGCGCTCGGTGTCGGCGCGGCGGAAGCTCGCCAGCTCGGCCAGCTCGACGAGCCAGGCGCCGGCGATGGCCTGCATCGAGTCCTTCGACCCGATGTCGAGCGCGGTGTCGAGGAAATACTCGCTGCCGACGAGCGCCTCGAGCGCCGACGACTTGCCGAGCCCCTGCGCGCCCTCGAGGATGAGCACGGTGTCGACCTTGCAGCCCGGCCTGAGCGCGCGGGCGACGAGTGAGATGAGCCAGCGGCGCGAGACCGCGCGCACGTACCGCCGCCGCTCGTCGGAGTCGACCGCGGCGCCGACGTACGCCTCGAGGAAGGTGTCGAGCCGCGGCGCGCCGTCCCAGGCGACCTCGCCGAGGTACTCGCGCAGGGGGTCGCGCGGGTTCTCGCGGGCGACGCGGAGGAGCGCGTCGGCCATGACGTGCTTGCCGCCGCCGAACGCGTACTCCTTCTGCGCGAGCGCCGCGGCCGCGACGGGCAGGTCGTCGACGGGCACGCCCGCCAGCGCGCCGCCGACCACCTCGACCCGCTTGGCCATCTCGTTCCAGCGGATCATGCCGCGGGTCTCGGGCGCGCAGGTGAGGATGAGCCTGGCGTTCCACTCGTTGCCCTTGACGCCGTCGCGGGCGAGGATGAGCTGGTCCTGCCAGGCGTCCTCGTCGCCGCCGGCGGCCTCGGCGATCTCGGCGTGGGAGGCGCCGGCCTTGTTCTTGATCTTCTTCGCGATGGCCTTGATGGCCGCGTCCTCGGCGGCGCGCTTCTCGTCGGCCGCGACGCGCCCGCGCATCGAGTCCTCGTAGAGGGCGCGCGTCTTCTCGACCGCGGCGTCGAAGCTCTCGCCGTCGGCGAGCGGCGTCGCGACCAGGCACGGGCGCAGCAGCTCGAGCGCGACCTCCCACGGCGTGCCGCCCGGGAGCCAGTGCGCGAGGAGCCCCGCGACGCGGACGCGGGCGCCGTGGCGCGCGCCGACCTCGGCGATGGCCCGCCCGTCGAGCACGCGCCCGAGGAGGTCCGCCTGCTCCTTCGCGCGCTCGTCGCCGTGCGCCTTCGAGCGGCGCGCCTCGGCCAGGCGCTCGCGCAGGGCCGCGAGGTCGACCGCGGCGGGCGCGCTCGAGGGCGGCGGCGCGTCGGAGGTCGCGCGCGGGGCGGGCGCCGGGCGCGCGCGGCCGAGCCCGAGCTGCTCGGCGACCTCGAGCGCCTCGTCGACGTCGACCGGCTCGCCGCGGCTGTGGTCGCTGAAGCTCGGCGCCCCGGCGCGGCAGGTCGGCCCGCCGTAGAGCCGGCTCGGGTCCTTGCACTGCTGGTCGGCCGGCAACCCGAGCACGCGCACGAACGAGCCCCAGACGCGCGGCCACTCTTGCGGGGTGGCGGGGCGCGAGAGCGGGAACACGACGCGGTAGGCCTCGTCGCCGGGGGCGTGGCTGTGCGTCGAGTGGACGACGTGCTCGTAGTCGCCGAAGCTCGCGCGGATCCTGTCGAGGTCGCCGGCTCGGAGGTGGTCGAGGTCGATCACCAGGTAGTTGACGGCGCGCACGTTCGCGTTGGCGCGCGTGTCGGCGCCGTCGTACTCGACGGGGCTCCAGCTCGTCGCCGACGTCTTGGCGGGGCACTCCTTCCCGACGCAGGTCGCGACGTCGCAGCCCGGCTCGTCGAAGTCGGTCAGGAACGAGACCACCTCCTCGGCCGTGAAGCCCGAGTCGCGCGGCTCGTTGTCGAAGAAGCCGTTGACGTACAGCGACAGCGGCCGGCCCCAGTAGTCCTTGACTTCGCTCACTTGATCTCCCGTCCGTCGCGGCGGCAGCGCGCGCACAGCTCGCGGTAGGTGCCCGACGGGCGGCGCTCGCGCCCGCGCTTGAGGCAGCCGCGGCACAGGTCCGCGCGGTCGAGCAGCGCCGACGAGCCCGGCGGCAGCTCGGCGGTGGCGCCCTCCGGCAGCCGCCAGGCGGCGACGGCCTCGCGCGAGCAGCGGAGCCCGCTCGGCCACCAGCGCTCGTCGTCGGGGAGAGAGAGGTCGTCTTCTACGTCCATGAGGCGGTTCAAGAAGATGCGCTTCAGCACCGAGTGGTGCGAGAACGCGATCAGCAGCGCGCGCGTCCTCACGAGCAGCTCGCGGTTCTCGGCGCGCCAGCGAGCGACGTCGGCCTTCCAGCCCATCGCGCCCTCCTTCTAATAGGCGTCAGCGTGGTCGGTACGCGCCTACCGTAGGGCCGCTCGAGCGCGGCGGGCCGCCTGAGCCAACGTTGCGCGGTGAAACAGAGGGGGAGGGCGCGGCGCGCGCTCGCCGCCGAGACGCGTCCAGCGCGGAAGCGGTCGAAACCAACCTTTCGAGAGGTTGGTGCTAGGTTGGCGCGCGAAAAAGATCAGTCGCGACCTGGACCTGCCCAACGTCCAACCTTGATCCAACCTCTTTCTTAGTAGGTTTATAGGTGAAGGGTGGGGAGGTGGGAGGCTAGAGTGGTAGCCAGTACCCCCCGAAAGTGGTGTATATAAGAGGCGGGGCCGTTTTCGCGCAAGGTCGGCGTAGGTTGGACAAGTTGTTGGTATCGCTCGCTTTTCGCGTGATCCAACCAGTCCAACCTTGGTCGGCGCTCGAGTAATTTCAAGGACTTACGCGAAGAGGTTGGATCGCAGGTCGGCACCGCCCATAACGTGGGCAGACCGCGAACGCCAGGCGCGGCGCGCGCCCGAGCGCGGGCTAGGTTGTTCGGCATGGCCAAGCCCAGAGCACCGTTCGAAATACCGCGCGAGCTGCTGATCCGCGGCAAGCGCTGGTTGGTGGTCCGCGAGCACGAGCTGCAGCCGTACAACGGCGCCCTGGACGCGCGCGCGCGCAACCAGCTGTCGTTCCTCGAGGGCGTGACGTACCCCAGCGGGTTCAAGCGCGGGCCGAAGCGCGAGATCCACCTCGCGGAGCACGACGACCCGCGCAAGGAGGCGGCGACCTTCTTGCACGAGCTGCTGCACGCGTGCTCGAACCAGGTCATCCCGATGTCGCGTGAGGAGGCGTTCGTCGAGGACGTGGACGAGCCGCTGCTGCGCGCGCTCGAGCAGCTCGAGTGGCGCGTCAAGTGAGCGACCCGCGCTGCGAGGTCTGCGCGGACGCGTACGGCACGCACTTCGTGTGCGCGCGCTGCCGCGCCGATCAGGCCAACGTCGGCTGGGTGTGCGGTCGCGGCGTCGAACCGCTCGACGTCGAGACGCTCGACCCGCGTCGGGCTCTCATCGTGGCGGCGCTCGCGCGCGTCCGCATCGGCGCGTCGGACGCGACCCACGCCGAGATCGCCGCCGCCTGTGACGTGAGTCGCTCGAGGGTCTCCGAGATCCACGAAGAACTCCTGCTGCTAAAGCTCTATCGTTACAGAGGCTTAGACCAAGTCGCAGAGCCAGAAGAGGCCGATTTGGTCGATTCTGGGCGCCTATATATGAACCCCACAGACCAGGCAATTGTGAATGCCGCCTGGTTCGAGTGGCGGTGCGGCGCCTCGCCGCCGATAGACGAGTTCGAGCCGCCGCGCTGGTTCACGCGCGACGAGCTGGGGTACGACCTCGGCTCGACGGAGTGGCTCGGCAAGACGTGCCGCGGGCTCGCGCGCCAGAACGCCGAGGCGCTGTGCGCGCTCGACGAACCGCACCTCCGCGTCACCTACCCCCGCAACTTCTACCCCGACGCCGCCGATTGACCGCTGCCCGCGGGCCTGGTCCGGCGCGCGTCGGGGCCACTTTCCTTCCGTCGGAGGAAGATATGACCCGCAAGAACGCTGTCGCCGCCGTCGCCGTTCTCATCGTGCTGCTCGTCGCCGCGACCGCGTCGGCGGGGCTGCTCGTCTTCCAGACGCTCGCCGCGCCGACCTCGGTCAGCGCCGGCGCCGCCACGGCCGTCGGCACGCTCGAGCGCAAGACGATCAGCATCGAGGGCACGTTCACCGCGACCTACCAGGTGCAGATCAGCCTCGACACCTCAGCCACCCCGGCCGCCGCCTCGTGGCAGAACGAAGGCGCCGCGCTCACCACCGCGGGCACACTCGAGGTGACGAAGCCGGCCGCGTGGGTGCGCCTCAACTGCACCGCCTACACCTCGGGCACCCCGACCGCGCGCGTCGCGGGCGTGAGCCGCCTGTGAGCGCCGCGGGCGCGGGCTCCATCTTCGACGCGAAGTTGCGCGAGCGCGACGAGCGGATGGAGCAGTTGCGCGAGAGCGACGCCCGCTGCCGCGAGTTTCAGCGCGGGCACGTCTACCACATGCTCGCCGGGATGCGTCAGCTCGACGCCGTGAAGCGAGAGCGCGGCGCGTTCTCCGTCGACGATTACCGCGCGAAGCGCTAGACCTTACAATGCTCGCCCGTCGCCCACACCTCACGAGCTTGCGCGAAAATTATCAGGCTCCGAGGGAACAGCCCAGGGTGCGGCCGCCTTTGCGATAGCCACCTGGCCTAAGGGGCAGGCGAAACTACATTTCTCGGCCGCGCGGCCGCGGAGCAGAAGATGACACGCTACACGATCAGACGAACTGAGCGACGCGCGCCGTGGCGAACGGACGTCAACCAGCGCGGCGGCCTCGTCTGGGGTCGTGCGCGACAACCAGAACGACCGCGACGCCGGCGAGTTCTTCTCGAAGTCGAGTGCCGAGGCCTGGGTTAGCGCGCAGGAGCAGAAGATGTCGCAGACTTTCGACGCCGACCTCAAGCGCGGCGACCGCGTCCGCACGCCCAACGGCGACGTCGGCACCGTCGAGTCCGTCGCGTCGCGGTACGTCGTCGTCAAGGAAGATTCGGGGTACGCTTGGCGTGGGCTGGCCGACGACTGTCAGCGCATGGAGGCAACGACCATGGCGAGTTTCAAACCCGGTGACCGCGTGCGCGACCTCACGGATCGTGCCGTCGGGACCGTGATCGGCGAGCCGAACGAGAGCAACGTCCAGTACCGCACCGACAGCGGCAAGGTCGTCTCGGTCCACCCGACGAAGGTCCAGAAGATGGCAATGATGGAAACGTTCGTCGCGAAGGCTGTCGGCCACCGCGGCAACGAACTCGGATCATGGGAGTCCAATACAGTTGACGGCGCGATGCGCGCAGCTGACTCTGCTGCCCCGAAGGGCGCCGAGATCACAATCCGCGGCGAGACGACCTCCGACGGAACGAACCACGGCAAGGGACGCGGCCGCGTTGTTGCGGTACGCGAGGGTATGGCAGGTCGTTGGCAGCGGATGGACCTCACCGAGGTCAAGGTCGCGCCCGACGGCGGCGTCGAGGTCTGCGTCGACCCGTCGGGCGACGAGGCGGCCGCCGCCCAGTACGCCGTCATGTCCGCGACGTCGGCCCTGTGCCCGTACTGCTCGCGCTCCGTCGCGATGTCGCGCGGCTCGCTCGGCGAGCACCGCGCGCACGGCGGCGTGTGCGACGGCGCCGGCCGCCGGGTCGCGAGCTTCGACGCGCTCGGGCGGGCAGTCCTCCGGTGAGCGCCGACGATCTCGATGAAGAGGGCCGCTCGACGAAGTCCGGCGCCGCTGGGCGCCGCCGCGCCCGCGAGAAGGCCGAGGCAGCCGAGGAGGCCGCGTCGCCCGACGACGGCGCGTGGGCCGAGGAGTTCAAGAGCGCGGGTGCGCCCGACCTCGAGAACCCCGGTCAGGACCTCGACTACGTCCGCAAGCTCCAGCTCATCGCGCTGAAGCAGATGGTGACGACGCCGAAGCCGACGCCGCGGCAGCGCGAGTGCTGGCGCTCTCTGAAAGAGATGAGCGCCGTCGTCGGCATGACGTCGAACCGCGCGCAGCTCGAGGCGAAGGTCAAGAAGCTCGAGGCCGCGCTCAAGCAGCGCGCCGACACCGGCAATAATATCGCCCGCGTCGAGTCCGGCGCGAAGGTCAAGCGCCCACCGACCGCGCGCGGCGCCGCCCCGCCGGGACCGCGGGCCATCCCGCCCGACGCGCTGCCGCCAGACGAACCCACCAAGTAGTCCGGCCTCCTACGCGGCGGCCGCGGAGGTCGCCGCATGCCCTCGCTCCGAGACAGGCTCGGCGAGGTCGAGTCGCGCCTCTCCGGTGAGGCGCGCTACCGCGACCTCGCGCTCGCGCTCGTGCGCGACAAGGACGACGAGACGCTGCTCTTCGCCGGCGGCGTGTGGGACCACCTCGACGGACGGTTCTGCGAGCGTGAGCCCGAGAGCGTCGTCGTCATCCGGCTCGAGGAGAGCCAGGTCGCGTTCACGTGCTGGTTCGCCGAGTTCCTGCGCGACTACCGCGAGGGCTACCCGCGGGACGTGAGCCTCGCGCTCGTCGCCGGCGACCGACGCGGCGGCAAGACGTTCGACACGCTCTTCTGCACGGTCGCCGCGCTCGTCGACGTGCCGCGGTTGCCGTCGGGCATGCCGACGATCGGCTGGGTCATCTCGCGCACCTACAAGGAGCGCGACGAGCTGGACCAGCTGATCCAGCGCCTCCCCGACGGGTTCCTGCGCACGCAGCGCGCGCCGGAGTTCCGCTACATCTTCCCGCACGGGTCGTACCTGCGCAACCTCTCCGCCGACGACCCGGCCAGCCTCAAGCAGGGCCGCGTCGACTTCCTGCTCTACAACGAGCCGCAGAAGATGAGCCCGAAGGCCATCAAGAACGGGCTCTACGGCACGTCGGACGCCGGCGGCCTGTGCGTGCTCGCGGCGAACCCGCCCGACGGGCCCGACGGCGACTGGCTGCGCGACCTGTACGACGGCATCCAGGACGACAAGGAGATCAAGCGCATCGCGCGCTACTTCAACTTCTCGTCCAAGCAGAACACGAAGGTCGACCAGCCGGCGCGCCAGCGCGTCGCGAAGATCGCCGCGAAGATCGACCCCGACATGGCCGACGGCGACGCCGAGGGCACCTGGCGGCGGTGGGGCGACCTCGCGTGCCCGGCGTGGGACAAGTCGCTCATCGCGCCGCTCCCCGACATCGGGCTCACGGACCTGACGCCGTCGGTGACGCGCAAGGAGTTCGGTCGCGCGTTCGAGCACGTCGTCGGCGCCGACTTCCAGCGCAAGCCCCAGGCGGCCGCGGTGCTCCGCGTGCTCAAGGTCCCCGACTGCGAGCTGCCGGTCTACTGGTTCGTCGACACCGTCGGCACCGTCGGCACCGAGGTCGAGCTGTCGACGGACCTCCTCGGCGACCCGCACGCCTACCGGCAGAAGTCCGGCGAGCAGCGGTCGGCGATGATCGTCGGCGACTGCTCGGGTTCGTGGCAGGGTGCCGAGCGCATCAAGGGTCGCACGTCGTTCTCGCTGCTCGAGGCCGAGGGCTGGTACGTCGTGCCGGCCGAGATCGTCAAGGGCTCCAGCAGCGAGCGGCCGCGCAACCCCGACGTCGGACAGCGCCTCGGGCTCATGCAGCGCCTCATGCAGGCCCGCCGCATCCGCGTCGCGCCCGAGTGCACCTGGCTGGCCACGTCGTTCGCGAAGTGCCAGCTGCGCAAGACCGAGACCGGCACGCGCGTGCCGAAGGGGCAGCTCGCCCACATCCTCGACGCCGCGTGCTACGCGGTCTGGCGGCTCGAGCCGAAGCCCGGCCGCCGCGGCGAACCGCCGCCCAAGGGCAGCATCCGCGCCCTGGACATCGCCCCGCGCGGGCCCCGCATCCTGTGAGGTGACCCGTGGCCCGACGGCCTACCTTGTTCGAGCGCGCGTCCGCCGGCCTCGAGGCCGCGGTCCGCGCCTTCCGCGGCCCCGAGACGACGCGCGTCGCCGACATCCCCGGCGCCGCCCACTACGGCCAGCAGCCGCCCGACGCGAAAACGCGCCGCGTGCTCGAGTCGTGGGGCGTGTACGAGTCGCGCGTCTCGCCGCTCGCCGGGCCCGCCCGCACGCGTTGGGCACTGTGGCCCGGCGACGGGCTCACGCCGGCCGTCATCGTCTCGGCGCAGCGCGATGCGGTCGCGAGCGGCATCCCGTACAAGTGGGTCGAGCTGGTCGACCAGATCTACTCGCGCGACGGGCACTACGCCGCCGTCACGAACCAGCGCGTCGAGGACTGCATCAAGGGTACCTGGCGTCTGACGCGCGCCGCGCCCGACGACGCCGGCACGGCGATGCGCAACTTCGTCGCCGAGGCTTACGGGCACGTCTCGCGCTGGCGCGACGGGCTCGGCTGGCTGCTCTACTCGAACCTCTACGGCTACTCGGCCGTCGAGGTCGAGTGGCACGAGACGCGGGTGTGGTTCCCAGGCCCGAAGGGCGAGACCATCGGGCCGGTCGACGTCGTGCTGCCGAAGCGGCTCCACAACGTCCACCCGAAGCACTTCCGGTTCGACCTCGAGTCGGACGACCCGCTGTTCTGGCTCGGCAACACGTACCAGCCGCTCCCGCTCGGCAAGTTCGTTTTCATGGACGGCGACGGGCTGCACCCCATCAAGGCGCGGCGCGGGCACGCCTGGCAGTGCGTCTGGTACTCGATGTTCCGCTCCGCCGGCTGGGCCGCGTGGGCGACGCACGTCGACCGCTTCTCGCTGCCGGTGCCGATCATCCGCTACGACTCCGACATCGCGCAGTACCCCGAGTATCAGGCCAGCTACCAGGACATCCTGAACTCGCTCGGCCAGGGCAAGGGCGCGATCCTCCCGAAGGACGGCGGCGAGATCGAGATCAAGGACCCGCCGCAGGGCGGCCGCTCGAACGACCCCGCCTCGGCGCTCTCCGACGCGTGCGACGCCGGCCAGTCGATCCGCGTGCTCGGCGCGACGCTGACCACCAAGATCGGCAACGTCGGCAGCTTCGCCGCGAGCGACACGCACGCCGACGTGAAGTACAGCAAGGAAGAGAACGACGTCGGGCGCATGTGGGAGCGTATCGACGAGCAGCTCACCGAGCCGCTGGTCCTCTTCAACGCGGAGCGGCTTGCCGACGCGCTCAACGCCGCCGGTTACCGCGAGGTCACGCCCGAGCTGCTCGCGCGCCGCGTGCCGCGCGGCAAGCACCGAGTCCCGCGCGAGTCGGACCCGTTGGTTGAAGCGCAGGCCGCCGACATCTACGTTAACCGGCTCGGGCTGCCGCTCTCCATCGAGGGCGCGCTCGACCGCATCGACTGGCCGCGCGCCGTCGACGACGACGACCGCATCCGCGGCGAGGCGCAGGCCGTCGCCAAGGGCGGGGCGCTGATGACCTCCGCCGACGCGGCGGACAAGCCCGGCGGCACGGTCAACCCCGACGTCGCCGCAGAACAGACAGCCAAGGCGAACGCCGCGACCGCGGCGCACGCGATCGCAACCGCGTCGGAAGAAGCCGACGACGACGAGTGAGGAGCCTACACCTATGAACGACGCAGCGAACAAGCCCGTCATCCGCCCGGCGCTCATCGGCTCGGGCCCCGCGCCGACCGTCGCCGTCGGCAACGCCGCGCAGCTCGGCACCGGCCCCGCCGCCGCCATCGTCGCCGGTTCGGGCATGGCGCTCGAGTTGACCGTCACCACCGGCTCGGCCCCGTCCGCGTTTACCGCCTCGACGCCGGTCACGCTCTTCACGCTGACCGCCCCGACGGGTCTCTTTCAGGCCGCCCCGTTCTGCAGCGTCGAGCCGTCCAACTCGGCGATGGCGCTGCTCGAGGCCGGCGGCCTCGTCGGCGGCTCGCAGGCGATGTCGGTCTACTACGACCGCGCGGCGAGCACCGCGACCAGCCTCGTCTTCAAGGCCGTGAGCCAGGGCACGCCGACCTTCGGTGCGTCGACCGCGTACAAGTTCGAAGTCTGGATCAACGGCTAGCCGATGGCCCTGACTAAGTTCGAACGCTGGCTGCGGCGCGCGCGCTGCGGCGAGTTCGACGCGTCGCTGCGGGGCGCCGACGGGCGCGTCCGCGCCGGCGTGTGGGACCGCGTGTGCGTGCCCGGCGTCGACGAGAAGGACGGCCAGCACACCGAGTTCTCCGTCAAGACGCTGTCGGAGATGGTGGACAACTTCGTCGAGCGCGGCGACCAGATCCCGCTGGACTACAACCACCAGAGTAATTACTCGCACGTCAACGGTCAGCCTGCGCCGGCGCTCGCCTGGTACGGCGCGCTCGCCATCGTCGCGGGCGGCCAGGTCATCAAACTCGGTTGCGCGCGCGACGTCGTCGCGTCGGGCACCGAGGACGGTCTCGACCTCTCGCGCGAGGGCCTGTGGGCGTACCGCTGCGAGGTGACGGAGCTGGGGCAGCAGCTGCTCCCGAACTTCAAGTACGTCTCGCCGACGTTCATGTCGCACGCCACCAAGCGCGACGGGACGGAGATCGGGTACGCGCTCGCCGCCGTCGCCGCGACCAACACGCCGTGGCAGGGTGAGACGCAGATCACGTTCGGCCAGGCACAGCGCCTCGACGACGTGACCGCGACACCGGACGGCCGACCCGAGCACGTGACGATGCGCATCGAGCAGCGCGACGGGAAATTCGTCGTCCTGCCCGAGAGCGGCGACCGCGTGCTCGGCACCCACGACACGCGCGAGGGCGCCGAGAGGCAGCTCGCCGCCATCGAGGCGTCGAAGGCCCAGCAGCACAGTTCACCCGCCGGCTCCGCGCCGGCTCAGAAGGAGGGCACCATGCCCAAGTTCCAGAAGTACGCGAAGTTCGCCGGCGCGGCCGAGGGAGCCGACGACGCCGCCATCAAGACGGGCCTCTCGGCCCGGCTCGCCAAGCTCGCGCAGGAGGCCATGGAGGAAGAGGCCTTCCAGTACGAGGAAGAGGCGGCCAAGCTCGAGGAGATGGCGTCGGAGATGTCGAAGTTCGAGGACGACGACGAGGCGAAGTCGTTCGCGGCGAAGATGTCGAAGATGGCCTCGAACTTCAAGCGCATGTCGAAGTTCGAGGACGACGCCGCGACGATGGACGCCGACGACGAGAAGAAGGAAGGCGAGAAGGCTCAGATGGCCGCGATGCAGGCGACCATCGCCTCGCTCTCCAAGCGCGTCGCGACGTTCGAGCGCACCGAGGCCGACCGCGCCAAGGCCGCCGAGGCCGAGCGCGAGCGGAAGTGCGTCGCGCTCGCCGACGCCGCCGTCCGCGGCGGCTACCCGGCGGAGAACCGCGGCGACCTCATCGCGTTCGCCCGCAGCAACTTCGACGCCGCCCAGCGCACCGTCGCGGCGCTGCTGCCGAGGAGCGGCGCGCCCGCGCACCTCTTCGACCGCGCCAGCAACCAGGGCGGCCCCATCGGCGCGCCCCCGGCGCACGGCGGCGCGCGCGAGTTCAGCAACGGTGCCCCGAAGCCGCGCGAGGTCAAGACCCCGTTCGGCCGCTTCGTCGAGACCGACAGCGCGTTCGCCGACAAGGTGAACGAGATGGCCGAGTCGAAGGACCCGGTGACGATGGCGAAGGTGGACAAGCTGCTGCCCGCCGCGCACCGCCCGATCATGTTCCACCGGCTGCTCGCCGCCGAGCGCGTCGTCCGCGCCGAACACCCCGACCTGGCCGAGACGGCCGAGTAAGGAGCTGACACATGGCTGACATCGGCCTCAACCCCCCGAAGGCGACGAACATCCACTCGCGCACCGGCGTCATGCAGGACGCCCTCGCGCAGTTCGGTTCGATCCTCGTCCAGGCCGGCACGGGCAACCATGCCGACATGCAGACGACCACGACCGCCGGCGCGACCGGCGTCATGGGCGTCGTGACGAGCCAGGGCGACCCGAACAACTCGGGCCTCTTCGCCGTCGGCGACCAGGCGTCGGTCCGCGACCTCGGCGACGCCGAGGTGCTGGTGGTCGCCGGCACCTACGCCGTCGGCGACCCCATCATCACCTCGACCACGGCGGGCGCGGGCAAGAAGCTCGCCGCCGAGTCCGGCGCCGACGTGCTCGGCTACTCGCTCCAGGCCATCACGCTGGCCGCGACCGGGCGCATCAGCGTCCGCCTGCAGATCACCCGCCGCGGCTCGTAAGCCGTAGCCAGCAGCTGAGGAGATAGTACATGCCCGCTACGGTGCACGTTAAGCGCCGCCTAACCAACATCTCCCTGCACTACCCGTGGGAGTTCACCTCGATCGGCGAGAAGTTCTTCCCGCGCTGGCCGGTCGACTTCCTGACCGATCAGTTCGCGGTCTGGTCGAAGGCGAATCTGCTCGCGCTCGACGAGCTGTCGCCGCTCGGCGACGACGAGGCTCCGCCGGATGTCGAGCTGCGGCTCGACCCCGACACGAGCTTCAACTGCCAGGTCTACGGCATCAACAGCCCCGGCAAGTGGATCACCGAGAAGAACGCCGACCCGTCGCTCGACTACGAGACGGAGCGGACGATCCAGCTCACCACCGCGCTGCGCCTGCGGCTCGAGTACCTGCGCGTGAACCTGCGCCTGCGGTCGACGACGTTCATGACGAACAACTCGACCCTGAGCGCCGCGCAGCGCTTCGACAACTACACGTCGGGCAGCTCGACCCCGATCTCGACCCTCCGCCTGATCGTCAACACGATCGGGTACGCGAACCAGGGCAAGAAGCCGAACCTGATCGCGGGCACGACCTACGCCTGGCAGGCGGTCGCGCAGTCGGAAGAGTTCAAGGACCTCTCGAAGTACCAGCGCGTCGTCGACGCGCGCGGCGAGCTTCAGGAGGTCGGCTACATCGCGCTGATCGAGCAGCTGATCGGCGTGAAGCCCGGCACCATCGTCGTGTCCGACGCGACGTACAACGCCGCGCAGGCCGGCGCCACCCCGAACTACGTGACCTTCATGGGGCCGGATATCGTCTTCGGCTACGTGGAGGAGCTGGGGCTGCGCAAGTGGTCGCTCTCCGCCGGGTTCCAGTGGAGCGCGTACTCCAACGACCCGCAGGCAATCATCTCGGTGCCGCGCTACACCAACACGATGATCCCCGTCGACGACCTGCGTGCCTTCACGGTCATCGACCCGAAGATCATCCGCCCCGAGCTGGGCTACCTGCTCAAGGGCGTCATCAACAGCGCCGACACCACCTCGTACGGTAACTACGTCTCGATCTAATTAGGTCGGGCTAACCTGGCTCGAGCGAGCCAGCGGGGGCAGCGAGATGGAAGCAAAGATCCACGACCTGCGCAGCGGCGGCGGCAGCGGCGACGGGGTCGTCCTCATCGTGCGCAAGGGCAACAAGTACGGCCCGGCGCACGCCGGCGAGCGCGTTCGCGTCGACGCGTGCGAGCTGCAGAACCGGTCGACCATGGAAGCGTGCATGTCGGAAGAGGATTACGAGAAGTACCTCGCCGACCGCGCCGCCAAGGCGAAGAAGGCCGCCGAGCCGAAGAAGACGCCGATATCGGCCGCCGTGGACGAGGGCCTCGAGCGCCTCGCCAGGGCCGCCCAGGCGAAGCAGCTCGAGCGGGCCGCTCGCGAGGCCGAGGCGCCGCCGGCGGCGCCGGAGGCCAGGCCGGTGGTCAACACGGCCAGCGAGGGCATCCCGCTCGCCGACGAGCCGGAGGCGGAGGTGGAACTCGGCGAACTGCCGCCGGCCGCCCCGCTTCCGCAGCCCGGTGGTAAGTCGAAGCCGCCGCTCTCTTCGCAACCGAAACAGAAGAAATAGCCTAGTTAGGCCGGGGAGTCCGTCATGGCGTACTGCACTCAGCCAGACCTCGAGACCGCCCTCGGCGGGCCGCGCGTCCTCGCGCAGCTCGCCGACTACAACCTCGACGGCGTGGCCGATGCGGCCGTCGTGACGGACTACCTCGAGAGCGGCGCGGCGGAGGTCCGCACCGCTGTCGAGGTGAAGCACGACCCGGAGGTCATCACCGCGCTCGACTCGCCGTCGTTGCGCCGCCTCCTCGACGCGAACGCGGCCCTGTCGGCGCGCATCGCCTGGGAGAAGGGCGGCAAGGGCGCCGCGATGCCCGAATGGGTTCGCGACCGCGCCGAGCGCGCGGACAAGTTCCTCGACGACCTGGCGAAGGGGTTCCGCCGGCTCGGGCGCGTCGCCGGCGGCACGCAGGCGGCCGTCACGCAGGCGAAGGTGGCCGGCGTCGTCGACCAGGACCCGAACGGCGACGGCGGGCTCGACTCGAGCGGCGCGCCGGCGGCGCGCATCAGCATCGCCGGGTTGATGCGCGGTTTCAGGTGATCACGCTCCGCGTCTCGGTCAACGGAAACCTCCGGGAGGTCGAGACGATCGCGGAGCACCTTAGCGACCTCGAGGTCCCGCTCAAGGCCTGGAACCAGTACAAGCGCAAGCAGGTCCAAGAGATCTTCGACGCCGGCGGGCCCGGCTGGCCACAGAAGAAAGAGGGCGGCAGTGGTGACGGGGCGCGCGGCAGCGAGGCGTCGGTGCGACGGCGCGCGGACGACATCCTCCGCAACAAGCTGCGCAAGGAGCTGAAGCGGGCCCAGCGCAGACACGCGAGCGGCCGCGGTGACGCGACCAAGAGCGCCGCCGCGATGGCGCGGCGGTACGCGGTCCTCAAGGAGTTCGAGCGCATCGTCTCCGGCGGCGAGGTTCGTCTCGGCAGCACCGGCGACGCGAAGCTCGACAAGAGCGTGCGCGGGCTCCGCGACCGACACGCCCGCGCGGCCGTGAAGGCCGCGGCCCGCCCGCTCGGGCGCATCGCGCAGTCCATCAAGTCGAAGGTCGAGAAGCACGCGGTCGAGATCAAGTCCACGATCCCGTGGGCAGGCGCCCACAACGAAGGCGCGACCGTCGGGCACGGCGCGAAGCTCCCCGAGCGCCAGTTCCTCGACCTCACCGACGCGGACGTCGACGTGCTGCTCATCCTCATCACCATGCACGTGCAGGGTCGGAGGTAACCATGGGCGTCGACATCACGCTCGGCAGCGCCCGCACGGTCATAGAGAACGCCATCGTTGACGCGCTGTCGTGGGCGTACGGCCTGCGGCTCCCCGCCGTCGCCGACGTCGCGACGTTGCGCGCGACTGCGTCCGTCAGCATCCCCGACCGCTCGATGCGGGTCGTGACCGCGACCGGGCTCGCCTGGCAGTGGCAGGTCGCGCAGCTCGCCGCGGACGACGGCGTCAACTACGTGCAGCCCGCAGACGTCGCGCCAGGCTTGCCCGGCCGCTGGTGTCGCGCGTCGTCGACCGGCATCACGTCGCCGGCCGCGACCGGTTACCTGGTCCGCTGCGAGAACTACAACGACGACTCGAGCGACCTCGACGTCTACATGCAGCGCATCTTCGGCGGCGTGCCGGCGCTGCTGCTGAGTTTCGACGGCATCGAGCGCGAGCCCAAGTCGAACGGCGTCGTGGGCGGCATCGATTGGTGCGTCGCGCGGTTCACCCTGTTCGCGGTGAGTTTCAACCCGCGCGGTCGCCAGGCAGCCCGCCAGGGCTCACCCGTGCTGAGCGAGGCCGCGGCGGACCCGGGCACCGCGGCGATGCTCGGCGACGCGATGCTCGTCCTCAAGGGCGCGCAGCTCGGCATCAACGACGTGGCCTACGTCCGCGTCGGCAACGAGTCCCCGGTGGTGAAGGACCTGGCGCGCGGGCGGTTCATCGACGCGCTCGAGCTGGAGGTCCGCTACACCGAGACGCTGCCCGACACGACGCTCGTGCCGCTCACGTACCCGCATGCCTTCAACGTCTCGTACAAACTGGCGGACCTCGACCAGACCGGCGCGCTCGACCTCGGCAACGACGTCACGTCGACGGGGCTACAGTTCGCGCTTGGCGACGGACTCACGAAGTCGTTCGCGGGCGGGACGATGAACTTCAACGGCGCGCCGCTGACCGTGGCTGGCGCCTCGAAGACGTTCGCACCGAACGTGCTGACCTACCGCGACGTCGATTCGAGCGGCGCGCTGTACTACTCGACGGGCAACTTCGGCGACGCGCCGCCGGCGCTCGCGTACGGGCGCGTGCGACTCGGCGTGACCGTCACCGACGGCACGGGCGTCCGCGCTGACCGGCTGCTCGCCGCGTCGCTGGTCCCGTACGGCCCGACGGACGAGTACGAGCCGGCGGCCATCACGTCGGTCGCGATCTCGCCCACGAACATCTCGGTGCCGACGGGCACGCCGGTCCAGTTCACCGCGACGGGCACCGACTCCGACGGCAACTCGTGCGATGTCACCGCCCTGGTCACCTGGTCGGCCGACAACGCCAATACGTCATTCACGCCCGCGGGCGTGGCCAACACAAGCTCGCCCGGGACGGCGCACGTCACGGCGACGCTCAACGGCGTCACCTCCAACACGGCGACGCTCACCGCAACCTAAGGAGCGAGACCATGCTTCACACGTTGAACGCGGGGGACGAGGTCAAGGTCTGGCCGCGCCCCGGGACGACGGTGCACGCGGCGCCACCGAGCGTCATCGAGACCCCGAGTGGCGTCCAGATCCTGCCGGCGCCGGTGCTGCGGCCGGGCCAGACGGTCCGTTGGTCCGCCTGGCTGCAGGAGATGGCGCGCCAGGGCGCGGTGCTCTTCAGCGACCCGAGCGTCAGCTTTGTGCAGGCCACCCACGTCCGCCACCCGCACGAGTGCGGTCCCGACGGCAAGCCCGCCGTCGCCGGCGGCGCGCACTCGCCCGAGGAGCTGGAGCACTGGCGCGCGCTGCATCCGAAGCACGACGACGACGACGGCTGCGACTGCGGCCACGAGTTCAAGCTGGCTGACGCCGCGAAGCGGCTCCCGCCGGTGAAGGAGTAACCGATGGCCGCTGCCGTCAACACGGACCTCTCGCCCGGGTACGTCCTCCCTGGCGTCTACGTCCAGTTCAACTTCTCGGGCGCGAGCGCGAGTCTCGGGCTCCCGCAGCTGCGCGCCCTCCTCGTCGGCACCAAGCTCGCGTCGGGCATCGCTGCGCAGGACGCCCCGACGTTGTGCCTCGGCCAGTCCGACGCGAACCTCAAGGGCGGCCAGGGCTCCGAGCTGGCGCGCCTCTACGCCGCCTTCAACTCCCAAATCGGCGGCGGGCAGTGCGATGTGTACGTGCTGCCGGTCGTCGAGCCCTCGAGCGGCACCGCCGCGACGCGCACGCTGACCGTGTCGTTCTCGACCGGCTTGGCCGCGGCCGCGCAGGACTCGATCAACCTGTGGCTCGCCGGGTACTACGTCTCGGCGCTCGTCTCGAGCGGCGACACGGCGACCGTCATCGCCGCCAACCTGGCCGCGGCCATCAACGCGGTGAAGGACATCCCGTGGACCGCGGCCGCGTCGACGGGCACCGTCACGTTGACCTACCGCCACAAGGGTGTGGGCGGCGAGGACAGCCCGTTCATGGGCTTCGTGCCGAACAACGCGGCGTCGAACGTCCAGCTGTCGCCGGGCACCATCACCTATTCTGGCGGTCCGGCGTCCGGCGCCGGCTCGGCGACCGTGACGATCGGGTCGACGACCTACTCGGCCGCGGTCAACAACGCCGACAGCATCACCGTCATCGCCAGCAACGTCGCCGCGGCCATCAACGCGACGAACGGCCCGGTGACGGCGTCGGCGAACGCGGGCGTGGTCACGCTGTTCTTCCGCAACGACCCGTCGGGCCAGACGCGCGTCGTGCAGCGGCCGTCGGCCGCGATGGTGACCACCACCGCCGTCACCGTCACCGTCGCCGCCGGCACGTTGGGCACGGGCACCCCGACGCTCACCAACGCGCTCGCGGTCCTCGCCGCGCAGGGTCAGTTCGGGTACTGGGCGACGTCGTTCAACGACGTGACTTCGCTGGGCGCGATGTCGGCGTACATCGAGGCGTACGCGAACGGCGTCTACATGAAGGACCAATTCCTGTTCTTCGGTCACTCGGGTTCGCTCACTGCGGCGGGCGGCGTGCCGTCGGGGACGACTCCGGCGCTCACCGCGTCGGGGCGCTACCACGGCGTGTGGTGCCCGGACCAGCCGACGCAGGCGTTCGAGAACGCGGCGCGGTTCGCGGCCATCGTGGCGACGCAGTCGAACGTCTACCCGGCCACCAACTACGACGGCTTCGCGCTGCAGAGCCAGACGTCGACCGTGCCGCTGCTGCTGCCCGACCGCATGGTCCGCCCGTCGGTCGACGCGCTCAACGCGGCCATCACCAGCCAGAACCTCACGCCGCTCGCGGTGAACGAGGCGACGGGGCAGCTCACCATCGTGCGCGGCCGCAACACGCTGACCTCGAGCGACGTCAAGCAGTGGGACACGTCGTTCCTCCAGTGCGCCGCGTTCACGCGCTACAACGTGCGCAAGGGCCTGCGCGACCGGTTCGGCACCAACAAGAGCCTTAAGTCGTCGGGCGCGCCCCACACGCCCAACACCGTCACCACCGGCGACATCGTCGACGCCATCATCGAGATCCTCATCAATCTCGACAACGCCGACGTGGTCGACGGGGCTCAGCAGCTCAAGGCGGCCGTCGCCGCGAACGTCAACGCGGTGAACGCCGGCCGCGTCGACGCGACCGTGCCGGTGCGCTACCCGGTGAATCTCCACCAGCTCGCACCCGTCATCTCGCAGCAGTAGCGAGTCGGAGGAACCATGGCCAACACGCCTCTCGTCGGCGGAGTCGTCACGAAGCTCAACAACGTGCCGCTCGCCACGACCGTCAAGGTCTCGTTCCGCCGCACGCGGAACGTTACCCAGAAATACGGCCCGCTCGGTCCCATCGGGTCCGCGCCGGGTCAGTACAAGTTCGAGGGCACGCTCGACCTTGCCGCGCCGCTGGCCGGTCTCGAGATCGACATCGACACGCTCTCGGCCAACCCGCTCGGCTTCTCGCTGCAGTTCTCGAAGGGCGCGTTTCGGTACCTGGTCACCGGCTGCCACATCGCCGACGACGGGTTCGACAACGACCCGCTGATGGCCGAGACCAACAACCAGGTCCGCATCGTCGCGACGGAGATGATCCGCATCGCGTAGCACCTATGGGCAGCGCGTGCCTCGCGAGCGCGCGTCATGAGGTCCGGGCGTTCGCCCCCGGCGCCCGGACCTCGCCCGCCTTTTCTCACTCGGGGGAAATTTTCCGGGAGGCAAGGTCATGCAGCTGGGAGACATCTTCGCCGGCGCCTCGAAAGCCGGCAGCGGCGTCTTCAGGGCGCCGACCAAGTCGGTCAAGTTCAAGGTCGTGCGCGACATCGACGGCGAGCTGTTCGTCGCCGACGCTCGAGCCGTGCTCCGCTTCGTCCCCGAGGACGCGGCCGAGGAGTGCAAGGTCGCCGCCGAGAAGGAGCTTCGCAAGAAGTTCCCCGACGGCGCACCGGTGGAGCTGCTGCTGAACGCGCGCGCGTTCCACGTGCTCCAGCGGGCGCTCCGCGACGTCGACGACCCGCGAGTCCCGTTCGCCTCGTCGGTCGACGAGCTGAAGGGCGCGCTGCAGGAGCGCGTCGCGGTCGACGTCTACAACACGTACGTCGAGTGGGTCAAGGAAGAGTTCCCCGAGATCGTGGACGACGAGACCTTCGACGAGCTGGTGGAGGCGGCCTCAAAAAAATCGCTGCCCGACCTGTTCTCGCTGTTCGACTCCTCCAAGATCAGGCGGGCGTGGCCTTCTTTGGTTGCCCACTTTGGCAGGTCGACGCCGACGCAGATGTCTGGCGGTGGCGAGCCTGGATGAAGGCCGCGGCGGAGACGCCCGTGCCCGTCGCTCTCCTCGATCAATAGGAGGTCGCCCCGATGTCGGACGAGGCCAAGGTCAAGATTGACGTCGAGGGCGAAGCCGAGGCGAAGCGCAAGCTCAAGAGCATCTCCGACGGGTTCAAGGATTGGGGCCGCACGATCGGCGGCATCGTCGCGGGCGTAGCGACGAACCTCGGGTCGATGTCGCTCGAGCTGGCACGTGTCGACCCCGGTCAGGCGGCGCAGAAATTTCGCGACTTCCGGCGCACGGTGACGGAGATGTCCGTCGCGTCAGGGCGATCGGTGCAGGACCTCAAGAGCCAGTTCGCCGGGCTCTCCGACAAGACGCTGCTCCCTGACGAGCAGGTCGCCGACTTCTCCCAGGCGCTCGGGCGCGCGACCTACGACTTCAACGACTCGCGCAAGGCCGTCGAGGCGCTGCGCGGGTCGGGTCTCGCGACGGGCCGCTCGCTCGAGGAGATGGGCAGCATCGCCGAGACGCTGCACAACCAGATGGGCGTCTCGTTCTCCGACATCCCCGACATGCTCGGCACCATCGAGGCGTCGGCGAAGTCGCTCGGCACGACGGGCGGCCCCGCGGCGCTGATGGACGACCTGCAGGCGCTGGGCGGCGTGCTCAGCCAGGTGTCCACGTCGGGCAAGCGCGGCGCCGCCGACCTCGTCGGCGTCATGGCGGCGATCGGCAAGGGCCGCAGCGTCGACCAGGCGCGCCAGGTGCAGCAGTCCCTCGTCGGGCGGTTCGCCGCCGGCGGCGAGCAGATGCGGCTCAACCTCGGCATCAAGCGCAAGGACTTCTACGACGAGAACGGCAACGTCAAGGTCAACGCCGAGAACGTCCAGCGCCTCCGCGACTTCTACCTCAAGCGTACCGGCGGCGACGTCGAGCGCGCGAAGTCGCTCGCGTCGTTCAGCGGCAACCTCGGGCCGCAGCTCGCGACCGCGCTCTTCCGGCCGGGCCTCGTCGAGGACCTGAAGAAGGCCGAGGCGACGCGCTCGACCGCCGGCCCGGACGCGCTCGCGAAGCTGCGCGCGTCGCAGCACGGCATCGAGACCGCGCGCGAGAACGCCCGCGACCGCGAGACTCGCGAGAACGTCGGCGCCAAGGCGAACGCCGCCCAGCAAGCGGTCGCGAACGCCGCGCCGGGCAACTCGCTCGCCCGCATGCTCCTCACGGGCGTCGGCGGCGGCGTAGCCAGCGCGGTGACGAGCGCCGTGGCCACCAAGGGCTTCGAGAAGGCCGCCGGGCTCGCCGCCAAGGGCCTCTTCTCCGTCAACGTGGCCGGCGAGAAGGCCGCGCTGGGGCTCAGCACCTTCGGGCGCGGCGCGCTCGGGATCGCCGGCAAGCTCGGGCTCGTCGGCGCAGCCGGCGCGGCCGGCTACGCGGTCGGCACGTACCTCGACAACAAGCTCGGGCTCTCGACGAAGATCGCGAACGCGCTCGACCGCGACTCCGCCAAGAAGGAGGAGGCGGGTGTCGCCGCGAACCGCGAGCAGCTCTCGGCCAAGGAGGCCGCGCGGCAGAAGCGGGTCAAGGAGCTGGAGGCGCAAGGCCTCGACAAGGGGCGCGCACTCTACTACGCCGACCACCCGAACGAGAAGCCGCCCGTCGCGGCGAAGCCCGCCCCGTTCGAGGTCAACGTCAAGATCGAGGACGCGTCCGGGCACCCCAACCAGGTCGTGCAGGTGCAGAAGGGCGCCGCGGGTAAGCAATGAGCCGACAGCCGATTGTCTCCGACTGGCGCGGCGCGGCCTTCGCGGGCGTCGATTTTTCCAGGTTCGTCACCGCCTGGGAGGACAGCCGCGACCGCGCCGGGACCACGCACAAGTACAACAAGCGCGACGGCGGCGAGGGCGAGGACATGGGGCGCGAGCCCTTCCGCTGCACCGTCCACCTCGCCTTCATCGGCCCGACGTGGCGCGCCGACTTCTTGCAGCTGCAGGCGACGCTCGACTCGACGCCGATCGGCACGCTCACGCACCCGGTCTACGGCGCCATCACCGCCCGCCACACGCGCGGCAGCGGGCGCATGGACGTCGAGAACGCGCCGAACTTCTACGAGGTCACGGTCCTCTTCGAGGAGTCGCAGGTCGACACCAACGCCTCGTCCAACGCGCCAGCGTCGCAGCAGGGCCCGTCGGCCAAGCAGCAGATCGTCAGCTCGGCCGTGACGAACCTCGCGCAGTACGCGCCGCTCTTCGCCACGGCCGCGTCGGCGATCACCGCGCTCACGTCCGCCGCGACGACGTACGCCGCAGCCGCCGTCGCGTCGGCCACCTCGGCGACGCTCGACGCCACGCTCCCGCAGCAGCTCGCGAGCGTGCTGTCGCTGACGAACGCGGCCATCGCCGCCATCGTCGCCGACCCCGCCGCGTCGCCCGGGTTCTCCGACCCGGCGGTCGCCGCGTGCGAGGTCCTCTACGACGCGTGCGCGCAGGTGGACGACGCCGCTCGGGCGCTCCGCCCGACGCTCACCGTCTACGTGGTGCCGATGACCATGCACATCACCGCGCTCTCGATGCTGTTCTACGGCGCCGCCGACGGGCCGCGGCGCGAAGCCGAGATCCTCGCCAACAACGCCGGCGTCCTCTACGACCCGGCGATGATCCCCGCCGGGACGCAGCTCCTCATGGCGCCGGCGACGGTGTGACGCCGTGGCCGGGCTGCTGACCCCGTACGGGGCGACGTCGCTCGTCAGGGCGCCGACGACAGGTCCCGTCGACCCGTACTCCGTCGATGAGACGCCGCTCGTCACCGTCACCATCAACGGCGTCGAGACCGACCTCATCACGCGCTACTGCTACGATACCGACCTGCTCCAGCTCGGCGACCCGTTCTCCGTCGACGTACCCGACCCGCACGGGCGGTTCGCGAACGTCGTCGAGGGCTCGCCGATCACGCTGCAGTTCGCGAGCCCGCAGGTCGGCAACGGCCAGCGCGTGCCCAAGGTGACGGGCGTCGTCACGCAGGTCCGGCGCAGCGTCGACCGCGGCGGCGCGTCCACGCTCAACGTGGCCGGCGCCGACCTCGGCTGGTTCCTCGTGAACTGCGACGCGCCGATCTGGAAGCGGCTCGAGGGCCGCACGTTCGGCGGTCTCTACGACCTCTTCGTCGACCCGTCGTGGGGCTTCACCGGCATCGAGTTCGGCCGCGACCGCAACACGAAGATCAAGCTCGGCGGCAACTACGCGCGCTCGGTGGCGACGCTCGGCGACCAAGACCGCCCGCCGATCGTCCAGGTCGAGCCCGGCGACAAGCCGGCCGACTACTTCATCCAGTTCGCGAAGCTCGCCAACAAGCTCGTCAACGTGACGGCCGACGGAAAGCTCTGCCTCTTCAAGCCGCGATACGACACGCCCGTCGCCTACACGTTCTACCACTACCGCGACCTGGTCAAGGGCAAGAACAACGTCCAACGCGCGACGCTGACGCGCTCGCTCGCGACCAGGTACACCAAGGCGATCTGCGTCGGCACGACGCTCATCCCGCAGTCACAGGGCGTCGACCCGAACAACCCCAACACGAACAACTTCCGCGGCCAGTACGTGCGGCCCGTCGGAGTGCTCGCCCCGTCGTACCAGGCCGGGCTGCCGTTCACGCGGCTCGTCGCGTTCGCCGACCCGGACCGCCTCAGCAGCGCGCAAGCATCAGCTCGAGCGCAGTGGATGGTGAACCGCGGCGACTTCGACGCGTGGGTCTACGAGATCGAGGTCCGCGGCCACTCGCAGAGCGGCAACTTCTACGAGCCCGACACGATGTGCGAGGTGCACGACGAGTTCTTCGGACTCGACGGCAAGTTCTACGTGAGCGCGGTGCGGTACGACCGCGACGACCGCGGCGGGACGCGCTCGACGCTGCAGATCAGGTTGCCGAACCTGCTCGCAGCGTAGGAGGACGACATGTCCGTTAACTACGACCTCATCCGCGCGCTCCGCGCCGAGCTGAAGGACTGGGTCCGCCAGAAGCTCGCGGCGAACCTGCTCAAGTACGGTGCCTACTCGCGCTCCAGCTCGAGCGGCGAGCACGACAAGATCAGCGGTTACCTGACGCAGGGCGCCGACGAGCAGCCGTACGACTTCGAGGGGCGCCGCGTCTTCCCGTTCGGCATCCGCTCCGTGCCGCCGTCGGGCACGTGGGGCGTGTGGCTCGGCAAGGGCGGCGGCTCGGGCGACGGCGTCATCGTCGGCGCCGAGTCGAGCCGTTTCGGTCCGTCGGACCTCGCCGACGGCGAAGTCGCGATCTACAACAAGGTCACCGGCGTCGTCATCAAGCTCGGGCAGGACGGCTCGGTCGTCGTCGTCGACCAGGCAGGTTCGCAGGTGAAGCTCGACGGCTCGGGAAATGTCGCTGTCAAGGGCGGCGGGGCGCCTGGAAGCATCAAGCTCGGAACGGCCGTCAAGGGCAACGTGTTGATCCAGACGCTCGCGGTCGATTCGTGGGGCGTGCCGGTCACGCAGGTCACGCCGACCGAGACGCAGGCAGGCTAACCCATGAGCTACAGCCCCAGCACCGCCGCCCAGGCCGCCGCCGTGCTCGCCGGCAGCAATCAGGCGTCGCTCGCGACCCCGCTCACGGCGCTGCAGTCGAGCATCGCCGGCGGAAACCTGGCGCCAGCGGCATTGTTCGACGCGATCATCGCGCTGGGTGCCGGCCAGGACACGGCGCTGATCGATACCGTCGGTAGTGGCACCACGTTCACGACGACTGCCGTGACGCTGGCGAGCGCGACGTACACCGCGCCGATGACCCGCACGTACGAATTCTCCGTCGACATCGCCGGCATGGAGAACAGCGCCGCGAACTACTCGATGCTGTTCACCATCCTCGTCGATGGCACGACCGTGTATTCCGTCAACGCCGGCAAGATCGTCGGTAACGACACCGTCCGCCACAACGCGTCCTGGCGTCAGCGCATCCCGCTGACCGCGGGCTCGCACTCGATCGCGATCCGCGCCTCGGTCAACGTCGGCACCGGCACCTTTGATTCGACGACGGGCCTGACCGTCTACGTCCGATAGGAGGCGCCATGCCGATGCCGAACGACAGCGGCCGCGATGTGCGACTGCTGCGCAACCCGACCACAGGCGCGTTCGACTCGTTCGACTGGGACGCAAGCGGCAACCCGACGTTCGACGACTCCGACGAGCACGTCGTCCTCAGCAGCATCAACGAGGAGGCCTACTGGGCGAACCCGCGTCGCGCGTCGAAGCTCATGCGCGTCACGCTCGACCGCACGGGTACGGACGCGCAGCTCCGCAGCGCCGCCGAGGGCGCGCTCAAGTACGCGCTCGACCAGGGTCTCATCCGTTCCGCCGACGTCGCCGTCGTCAAGCGCGGGCCCGGCAGCTACTCGGTGCGCATCGGCTACCGCAGCCGCAGCGGACACCAGCGCAACGTGCGACTACCGATCGGGTCGTAGGAGGTCCGCGTGATCACGATACCCGACTACAGCACGATCGAGGCCGTCGTCCTCGCGTTCTACCGCAACCGGTTCCCCGGCAAGGACACGCACTCGGAGTCGTTCCTCGGCAAGGCCGCTCGAGCGCTCGCGCGCACGATCCTGTACCTGCTCTCGAGCCTGCAGAGCGTCGACAACGACGCGGTCCCGTCGCAGAAGACGAGCCGCGTCGCCCTCAACAACATGGCCTTCGCCTACGGGCTGCCGTCGAACGCGGGTGGCTTCGGGCCGAACGGACCGACCGCGGCGAGCGGCGGCCTCGGGCCCGCGACGGGCACGAAGGGTTCGGTCATCCCTGACGGGACGCTGCTCACCGGGCCCGACGGGCAGACGGTGTTCAAGACCTCCGGCTCGCAGACCATCCCGGGCACGCCGCCGGGTTCGGGTTCGGTGAACGTCAACGTGGTCGCGGTCACGGCCGGCTCCGCGGGCAACCTCGCCGCCGGCCAGGTGCTGACGTTCCAGGCCGCGCCGACGGGCGTCGACGGGACGCTCACGCTCACCACCGGCACGTCGGGCGGGCTCGATTCCGAGGCCGACGCGGCACTGCTCGCGCGCATCTTCGCGCGCTGGCAGAACCCGCCGAAGGGCGGGACCGCGGCCGACTACAAGAGCTGGGCCGAGACCGTCATCGGGGCCTTCCGCGCCTACGTCTACCCGAAGCGCGATGGCACCGGCACCGTCGACATCGTCATCACGTCGGCCGGCAGCGGCGCGGGCCGCGTCCCGTCGGCCGCCGTCACCTCCGCCGTCAACGACTACATCAACGGCAACTCGGTTACCGGCGTCGTCGGGCAGCGCCCGGTGACGTCGTCGGGCGTGACGGCCATCCGCCCCTCGACGACGGGCGGCGGGCTCGCGATCCGCGTCCGCGTCGTGCCGTCCGCCAGCAAGTACGCCTTCGACTGGGCACTCGGCTCGAGCACGCTCAGCGTGGCGTCGTACTCGAGCCCGACCATCACCACCAACGAGGCGCTGCCGGCGTCGCTGACGCAGACCGTCGACGCGTACCTGGCGAGCCCGACGACGGTCAGCCCGCCGCGCCTGCAGGTCATCTCGACCGGTATGGCGTCGCCAGGCATCGCGACCCCGGTGAGCGTCGTCGCCTACAACGCCGGCGCCAAGACGCTGACGCTGCAGACGCCCATCCCGAGCGCGTGGACCGCGCCGTCGGCGAACGACAAGATCTACCCGTACGGGCCGATCGTGCCGATCGTCGCGGCCGGCCCGAGCGCCGCGGTCGTCGCGGGCATCCAGGGCTATGTCGATTCGCTCGGCCCGTCGCGCGCGAGCGGCTACGCGAACCCGCTCGACGTGTGGGCCGACACCGCGTCGATCTTCACCGTCGGTGATACCGCGCTCGACGCCGTCGACACCGACGGGGTCACCCGGCCGGTTCGCCGCGTGCTCGCGGTCACGATCAACGGCGGCACCACCGACGTCACCGCGACGGACGACGGGACCACGACCGGCGTGCAGATCCTGACCTGCGCGTCGATCGCCGTCACCGACTAGGAGTCCCGCATGCCGCTCACGGGGAGCCTCGCATACCCGCTCGGAGTGCCGCCGAGCGGGCTCTCGAGCGACCAGGTGCTCGACCTGCTCGTCCAGCTGCTGCCCGTCGGGGCGTCGCGCTGGTACGGCATCCGCAACAAGGTCGGCGACGTCTACAACTTCTACGCCGCCACCGCCGACGCGCTCAAGGCCTTCTGGTACGACGGCATCGCCATCCTCCGCGGCGAGATCAACCCCGCCACGACCGCGTACAAGCTCCCCGAGTGGGAGGCGGCGCTCGGGCTGTCGCAGACGCCCATCGCGCTGTCGGGTAACACGGTCCTGCGCCGCCTGCAGATCGTCTCGAAGCTGCGCGAGCAGGGCGCCTTCACCGTCTCGAACATCCAGGGCATCATCGCGCCGCTCCTCGGCTACTCGAGCGCGTCGGCGCTCGCGGTCGTCGAGGCGAACCGCGCGGCACTGACCGCGGCTCACACCTACGCGAACTCGACGGGCGCGACGCTCGGCGCGCTCGGCTCGACGACGCAGACCGTCTACGTGCCCGACGACGGCGGCGTCAGCGATGCCGGGCTCCAGCTCCGCGTCGTGCTGACGGGCTCGAACCCCGAGCAGGTCTCGTTCACGCTCACGGGTCCGTCGGGCGCGGCGCCGCCGGTCGCGGCCACCGGCAACGTCACCGGTACCGGCCAGGCGGTAGTCACGTTCCCCGCGGGCTCGCTCGCGGCCGGCGCGGTGACGTCCAAGTCGTTCTGGCTACCCGACGCGAGCGTCAGCCCCGGCAAGTACCTCTTCGGCACCTGGTCGCTGCAGGTCACCGCCGGCGCGGCCGGCGTCACGCTCGTGTCGTGGTCACTCTTCGTCGAGGGCGGCGGCAAGCGCGACCGCGCCGGCAATTCCGGGCTCGGCGAGCAGATGCACGACTGGGGCGTGCAGGTCAACCCCAACCTCGTGAACTCGCCGAACGTCCCCGCCGCGAAGGCCGCGCTCCAGCGCGTCCAGCCCGCCGATTCCAACGCGTACTTCGTGGTCGGCACCACGGCAAAATGCGGCCCGACGCTGTACGGGCCATTCGTCAGCAACACCGTCTAGGAGGTCCCCGATGGCGTGGCCACTCTCCCCGTTCCGCACCATGGTCGACGGCTCGACGTTCTGGGACGCCGCCCTCGGGAACGCGCTCCAGACCGCCATCAACGGCCTCTACGCCGCGACCTCGAGCGCGTACGGGCTCGTCGTCGACGGTGTCGGCGGCGCGGCCGTGACGGCGGCGGCCGGCGCGATCCAGTTTGCCGGGCGTCTCATCGTCAAGAACAGCGGAACCCAGCCGACTATCGTAAATGGGCCGGCAGTCAACTCGCCCAGCGGCAACGTCGTATGCAGTCTCGGCAGCACTGACGCCGCGGGGCAGCTCAATATCGCGATGCCTGCATCAGGCGCGCTAGGCGCAAACGCCGTCATCTGCACTGTGAAGCTGGTGGGCGGTGCGAGTCGTGCCGCTGCTCCATTCGTCGTCATAACGCCCGTCAACCCGAACGCGGGCAACCTCGGCGCGACGCAGCGTCCGTACGTGAGCTACAGCGGCAATGACTGGCAACTGGTGACCGGATCCGGGGCGGCGTGGTCGACGGGTACGTACCTGTTCAACTACGCGGTCTACGACATCGCCTAGAGTCCGACGGCGCGGAGCCGCTGCGTGAACTGGTCGCGGTACGCGGTCTGGTACGGCGTGGGCTCGAACGACCCGACCATCTTGTACTCGAGCCACTGCGCGAGGACGAGCGCGAGGTCGGTCTCGCTGAGTTTCTCGCCGTGGTGCCAGCCGACCGTGGCGACGCCGTCGCTGTCGATCTGGGCCCCGCAGAGCGTCGGGCATCTCGTGTTGTCGTACCACTGCACCCGCGGCCGCTGCTCGCGCGGGAGCGACGTGTCGAACGTCATCTCGAACGCGGTCTCGACGTCGGCCGCGGGCGGCGCGGTCGCGACCCACGAGGCCGCCTCCGCGCCAGTCTCGCCGCTCCCGCCGCAACCCGCCACCGCCGCCAGGAACAAGGCCGTCATCGCAGCCGTCGTACGCATCTGGGCACCTCCTACCCCAGAAGTCTACCCCGAGGCCTGGCGGCCCATCGCATGAAAGTGGGGAAAATGCGCAAGCTACTGATTCTGCTCGGCGTTTTGGTGGGCCTCGCGGGCCCGGCCAGGGCCGACTTCGTGCTCAACGGCACGCCCCTGGTCACCAGTACGACCTCTTCCCGCCGCCCGTCGGCGCGAACCCGCTCGGGTTCATCACAGCCTCCGACTGCAATCCGCGATCTGCGGCCCGTAGTGCTTGAGGTTGTCGCGTGAGCAACTTCATCAAGGATATGTTGCCGCTGCCGGGCACGAAGATCGATCTCTTCGCGCCTGGCAACGGCCCGAACTACATCGCCGCGGCGGATTTTAACGCCGTCACGTCGGCGCTATCAGACCTGCGAACCTGGGTCTTCAGCAACTACAACGTCAAGGCCTACGGCGCCGTCGGAGACGGCGTCGCTGATGACACGGCAGCGATCCAGGCAGCCGTGAACGACGCCGCGGCGGCGGGCTCCGGCACGGGCGCTACCGTTTTCTTCCCTCCCGGGACGTACTTGGTCACGTCGACGATCACCGTCGCCGGCCACTGGATCTACCTGCAGGGCGCCGGCCCGAAGGCGACCAAGATCAAATTCGTCCCGACGGCCGACGCGATCTGTTTCAGTTGGACGATGTCACCGACGACCATCTACGGCGGCGGCTGCTCGAGCATGTTCTTCTTGAGCCAGGCCGGCAACGCCTTCAAGAAGACCGCCATCAACATGGTGTCGGTGTCGGGTTTCCGAGTCGAGCACGTGTGGATCGACCCGCTCGTCCAAGGCGCGTCGACCTGGCAAGGCAACAACAGCGTTGGCGTGCATGTCAACGGGCGCGAGTTCATTCGCATCAACGACTACCGCGCTTACTGCGACATCCCGCTGCAAGTGAGCATCGATCCGAATCTGACGCTGATCAGCTGCGACACGCTCTACATGACGGATTCGTATCTGTCGGCCACCCCCGGCAGCGGTAATCCAATCGTCCTGATCGACCCGGCCGCCGTCGTAATCAACCTGAACATCGACGACGGCGTGTGGTTGATCGACCGCTACGGGTTCTATTGGAACGACCCGACGTCCACCGCGCTGCTCGGCGGCGTCAACGTCTCCCTGCGAAACCTGCGGTGTGAGACGGAGACGCCCCAGACCACGGACTTCGTCGACAACTGGGCGATCTACGTCAACACGGGCAAAGGGACCACCAACATGGTGATCGACAACTTTTGCCACGACTCCCAGCACGACAACGGCATTTATCTGAATGGCGTTTTCGGCCTGGCGCTGCGCAGCTGCTCGTTCCTGCTCAACAGCGCCAGCGGCACGCACCTGAACCTGGGCAACTGCGATGACGTCCTGATCGATACCTGCTCGTTCAACCCCGGGCCCGCAGTTACGATCGGCTCGTCGCTGAAACCTGTCTTCAAGCTGCCCAAGTCGAGCGCGAGCACGAACCTCGCGCCCACGGTCTACTATAAGAACATCAACAACCTGACGACCGACACGACGCTGCTCGACTCGTGGAGCACGCTCGAGCTCGGCACCGTCAACGCCACGCAGGTGACGCTCGGCAAGACGGGGATCAATGTGATCCTACCCGGCGGCGTCATTCGCGCGTCGACGCCGGGTGCCGGCGTCGGTGGCACTGCGATCACGATCGGGCAGGGCAACGGCGGCGCCGCATCGGGCGCCACGGCGGCGGGCGGCGGCGGCGCGATCACGTCGCGCGGCGGCCAGGGCGGTGCCGCGTCTACCACGTCGGGCGGCGTCGCTGCGCAGGGCGGCGCCGCGATCGTCGTCGGCGGCCAGGGCGGCAACGGGGCGAGCAGCACGAACGGCCCCGCCGCGGGCGGCCAGGCGCAGCTGCTGGGCGGCAACGCTGGCAGCGTCAGCGGCGTCGGGAGCGCGGTGGGAGGCGACGCGATCGTGCGCGGCGGGACGGGATCGGGCGGCGCCGCCAACGGCAAGGCCACGATCGGCGACGTCAACACGTTGGAGGTCGACATTGGTGCCTCTGGTACGCCGACGCTCATCAAGGGCGGTCTTGCCCCGGCCTACCGCTCGGCCGCTTCGCCCGTGACCATGACGTCGAGCGACTGCCGCGTCGGGGTCTCAGGCTCAGGCGCCCGCTCGGTCACACTGCCCCCGGCGAGTTCCTGCAAGCCCGGCCAGCAGTTCTACCTGAACGAGGTCGGCGGCAGCGCCGGTACCATCACCCTGAGCCGTTCCGGCAGCGACACGGTCAACGGCACGACGTCGGTGACGCTGTCCGTCGCCTACGGCGAACTCCGCATCTTCACGGACGGCGTCTCGGCCTGGAACGCGGCATAGCCGTTTTCGGCCGCGTGCTGAACGGCGTCGCCGCGGTCCAGGCGACGGTCTGCGGCCCGTAGCAGGCGAACTTCGCGCGCTCGGGCCTGGTCTACTACCAGGCCTGGCAACCCGCACCGCATTCGGGAGGAACCCCATGACCATCGACCAGAAGATCGAAGCCGTCGGCGCCGTCGCCGGCGCCCTGGCGACCCTGCTCGCCACCCTGCGCAACCTGTTCGTCCTGTTCGGCAAGCTCCCGAAGGCGCAGGGCGTCCTCGGCAAGCTCGCCGACCGCCTGTCGTGGGTCGCCGAGCACGCGAAGGGCGGTCTCTTCGGCACGCCCGTGAGCTTGCCTGGCCTCGGCACGCGGAAGCCCGACGAGCCGTCGAAGGCCCCCGGCGCGCTGCTGGCGCTGCTGGCGCTGCTGGCCGCGGGCGCGATGCTCGCGTCGGGCTGCGCGACGACCGCGGCCCCGAAGGGCGCGACGTTCAGCCAGAAGCTCAGCGCCGACGCCGCGCTCATCGAGAAGTGCGTGAACGACGTCAAGACGAAGTGCGGCCCGCAGTACGCGCCGCTCGCGCCGGTCTTCACGAGCATCCTCTCCGTCGCCGCGAACCCCACCGACGCGTTCAGCGACCTCATGGCCGTCGTCGCCGCGTACCCCGTCGTCGTCCAGGACGCGAAGGCGCTCGCGTGCGCCTGGTCGACGATCCGCGACGACCTCAAGGCCGCGGGCATGAAGGCCCAGGCCGACGTCGCCGACCAGGTGCTCGTCGCGCTCGGCGACCTTGAGGGCCTCGCGCCCGGTGAGCTTCTGGCGTGCGCCGGGCCGTCCAGGTAGCCGCTCTCGCGGCGGTGTCGGCGGGCTGCCTCGGCCCGCTGCTGCCGCTTCCGGGTCCGGGCCCGCACGAGAAGGCGTGCGAGCTGCGGACCTGTCCCGACCAGGCCGCCCTCCTCGGGGGCGTGGTCGAGGGTTCGACCTACGACCGTGACCGCCGGCAGTGCGTGTGTCTCGTCAGAGACGACCGCGGCCTCGGCCACTTTGTCTGGGTCGACCCGCACCGCGGGTGGTAACGACGATGGCAGCCACGGCTTCACCGCAGCCGCTCGAGCAGCTCGCGAAGCGGATCACCAGCTGGCGAGTCATCCTCGCCGCGATCGGCTCTCTATTGGCCCTGGGCGTCGGCGGAGGGCTGTTCTCGCAGCGCTTCGCCCGCGCCTCGAAGTTCGAGGAGCACGTCGACGAAGAGCGTACCGCGCGCGCCAGGCTCAGCGAGCGCGTCGGCAAGGTCGAGGCCGTCGAGGGCTACATCCACGACGACCTCGAGCGCGTGCTCGAGCAGGAACGCGAGAACGCGCGCGTCATCGGCGCCCGCGTCGTCGACCGACCAGACCACGAGAGGCAGGCATGGACGCCTACAAGGTAGTCGACGGCGCTGTCGTCTGGCGCTCGGGCGCCGCGATCGACGCGGACGGCTCGCCGCGCGCGTACCACCCCGACTCGGCGAAGGGCCTCGACAAGCTCGCGAACGCGGGCCCGCTCGAGCACCCGTGGGCGCTCGCGTGCGACCCGTCGGGCGTCGAGTACGTCCAGCGCGACACGGACCCGGCGCCGGGCTTCTACGTGTCGACGACCTCGCTCATCGACGCGAGCGTGCACGAGGTCCGCGACCCGCGCCGTTACGTCGACTCCGAGCAGGTGGCGTACGTGACGTGCACGCGGGCGATGCGCGGCTCGGGCGTCCGCATGGGCGACCTGGCCGTCGCGTGCCTCGGCGACAAGGTCGTGCCCTGCATCGTCGCCGACGTCGGACCGCACCCCGGCGAGGTCTCGATCGCCGCGGCGCGCGCGCTCGGCATCCCGAGCGACCCGCGCACGGGCGGCGTCTCGTACCCGGTCGTGTCCTACGTGATCTTCGCGGGGTCTGCGTCGTCGCCGGCGTGGAAGCGGGACGGCTGGGAGGCCGACGCGCTCGACGCGTTCGGCAGGTGGGGCGGCGCCGCGCGGCTCGCGTCGGCGCTCGGGTAGCCTACTCGACGGCACTGTCCGCCTGGCGTCGGTCGCCGCCCGTCCGGCGCTCGACGCCCCAGAAGACCCACCCGTTCAGCGTCCGCGACTGCTGCCCGAGCTTCTCCGACGCCGCGTTCGCCGCGGCGCTGATCGACGTGAAGACCTGCCGTCCGAACTTGAAGCCGTCCTTCGTGACGGTGCAGGTCACCTCCTTCCCCTCCCTCGTCCGGTGCGTCAGCACCGCGCCCACGCGCAACTTCCGCGCGACCTTCCCCACCTTGCCGTCCGTCGCCTTACCGTTGCCCTTCTTCGACTTCGTCGCCATACGTGCGTCCTCCGCGTAGCGTTGTCAACCGGCGCCGAGCCAGGCGCCGAGGATGCCGAGCGCCGCACCCGCGAGCGCTCCGACCACGACCAGTACCACGACCAGTATCACGACCCGCGTCCGCGAGGCCATACTACGGCTCCCGCTTTTCGACGCCCCAGAACACCCACCCGTTGAGCGCGAGCCGGCCGCCGGGCTTGTACACCCCCGTCTCCCGGAGGTGGGCGGCGGCCGCGTTCGCCGCGGCGCTGATCGACGTGTACGACTTGTTGCGGTAGCGCCAGTCGCGCGGCCCGTGCCACGTGCACGTCGCCAGGACCTCGCCGCGCACCTTGTGCTCGAGCTTGGTGCCGACCTTGAGGTCGTTCTGACGCGCGCGGGTGGCCTCCCGCTTCGCGAGGTTCTCTTCGTGCGCGTCCATGGCCGCCGACTTCTTCGACGCGGCCTTGGGCTTACGAGGGGCCTTCGGCGCCTTCTTTTCGGGCTTCGCGCGGGCGGGCTCTCCTTCGCCCTCGTTCGCGGCGGCCTCGACCTCGGCCTCGAGGGCCGCCATCTCCTCGGCGATGTCGTCGGTCTCGGACTCGGCGGCCGCGTCGTCGAGGATGGCGCCGACCTTGGCGACGCCCGCGGCCCGCGGGTCGCCGGCGGCGGCGCGGCAGCGCATCGCGCCCTCGACCGCCTCGGCCGTCGACCGCTTCGTGCGGCGGGCCAGGTCCTTGGCGACGTCCCACAGGGTCGCGGCCGCGTTGTGCGCGCCGCGCGCCTCCAGCTCGCGGGCCTCGCGCACCAGGTCTCCGTACTTCTTGGGCTTCGACTCGGTCTCGGTCTTCTCTGCGGCTTCCATGGACCCTCCTCGGTGGTGGTTGGCGACGTCCGCGCGGATGCCCGCCTGCAGGCGGTCGAGCGCGGCGCCGATCTCGTCGGCGCTCATCAGGGCCTCGCGGCTCACGACGCGACCTCCGGCGACAGACGGCCTTCGGACACCCACACCAGGCGGCGGTCGCCGGGCCACTCGGTCGCGTGCGGGTCGTCGAGCAGGACGAGGGCACTGTCGCCCGTCGGCGACCACTCGACGACGCGGCCGGTCTCGGCCTCGCCGACGCGGGGCGTGTCTGCGACGACGACGCGGTCGTAGAGAGCGATCACGACCACACGACCTCGCCCGGGGCGCCGAGCGGCCGGAAGAGCGGCGGCACGAGCACCGAGCACAGCGCCTTGGTGCCGCCGCGGCGCCCCTCGGACCGCAGGAAGACGCCCGCGGCGGCCTTGGTGGGGAAGACGTGGGCGATGGCCAGGCCCTGCGGGCCGGGCTCGAAGACGGCGAGGCCGCGGTCGGCGAGGGTGGTGGCGGTCTCGAGCACGAACTTGGCGGTGTCCATCAGGCCACCTCCGCCGAGGCGGCGACTGCGTCGCGGCCGGCGTCCGTCAGGCGGTACTCGCCGCGGCGGGTGAGCCCCGGCGCGTAGGCGAGGAGGCCGCGGCGCTCGAGCGCCTTGAGCGTGGAGCGCTCGGCGGTGGCCCGACCGTCGGACCCCGAGACGAAGAACTCGTTGCCGTAGGCGCAGACGAGGGTGCCGTGGGCGGCGAGGGCGAGGGCGGCGCGCTGCGGGGCGGTGAGCTTGGTCATGGCAGTCTCCTATTCGTCGACGAGCATGTGGGCGCACGGGGCGACGTCGGACCGGCGGTCGCACTCGGGGACCAGCGGGAGCGGCTCCCACGGGGCCTCGAGCGCCGGCGGCTGCCAGACCTTCGCCACCCGCGTCGCTTCGTTCGTCATGCATTTGACGCGTCTGCTATTTCCGAGCCAGAAGTTCTGCGACGCGATCTCAAGCGCTTAGCGCTCGAGCTGCGCAGCCGGGTTCCCAACCGACTGCGCAAGCCCGTTCGCACCCTGGCGACTACTCTTCGCGCTTGCTGTGCTCGTCGAGCGAGCGCTGCACGAACCCGACGGGGTCGCGCATGGCCGGGTCGCGGTACGCGTCCATGGCCGGCGGGACGATGATGTCGGACTCGCTCGCCCCGAGGGCGGCGCGCAGGAGCCGCACGTACTGGGCGCGGGAGGCCTCGTCGCTGGGCGGCAGCGACCAGCCCCACCCGCCGTTGTAGCCGTGGCGGCGCGACCAGCCGTAGGCGAGGTCGCGGACCAGGCCCACCGACGTCAGCGCGTTGCAGGCCGTGGCGAGGTCCAGCGGCGCCGTGCCGACGCGAATGACGTGGACGACGGCCGATGCGCGGTCGGTCACGTCGTTGACCACGACGCCGTACAGCTCGACGGGGCGCTCGGCCGAGAGCAGCATCGCGAGCGCGAGGCAGGCGGCGCCGCGGCGGCGGAGGTCCTCGTGCGTGACCGACACCTGCGACACCAGGTCGACGTAGACGCGCACCGGGGCGCGGTCGTCGCAGACCTCGACGCGCCGGCGCATCGAGTCGGGGTGGCCGCAGAGCGCGTCCGGGACCATCGGGTAGGCGCCGGCGCGTGACGCGACCCACTGCGACCGCGGCGAGTCGACCTGCGCGGAGATCTGCTCCATCAGGCGCTCGGCCTCGGCCACGAGGTCGGCGCGGCCGCGCTTGGCGCGCTCGACGGCCTGCGACCACGTCTCGCCGGTCCACCGGGCGATGAAGTCGGGCGGGCCGGCCCAGCCCTGCCACGTGATGCCGCAGCGCTCGCGCTCGCAGGCCTCACCCAGCTCGGCGGGCGACTCCCAGTGGTACCGGATCTCGCGGCGGGGCGTCGGGGCGACGTCGGCGATCACGACCGCGCCTCCACCTTGAGGCCGCAGCGGGCGCAGGCGCCCTCGAGGCCGAAGTCGTGGTCGCAGAGGGCGCGAGTAACGGACTTCTCATCGCGCCCCCAGAAAAACCAGACTGCGCCCGCGAAGAGCAAGCATCCGGCGGTCACGATCAATGTGACGGTGATGATCTCGTCCACTGCTAGCCCTCCGTCGTGCGCATGGTTACTTGCTCAGCGCTTCGGCAGCGCTCTTGGCTTCGGCCTTCGAATTGAACCATCCGCTATTGTCGCCGCACGACAAGCGCCATTGCTCCGATCCTTGCGGCAAGTAGACCGACGCGAAGAGCTTACCGTTAACGAAGAGATCGCTATACATCACGATTCCGTTAGCGCTGCGGCGATTCTTCCAAGTCATCGTCGTCTTCATCGTCGTGCCCTCCGTCGTTCGTTGCGTCATCGCGCGCTGTGCAGGGCTAGCGGACGCAGCTACGGCACAGCCATGGATGCGTCAATCCAAGCACCCACCGCGCCGTGGCCCAATTGATCAGAATCGATATGGGCGCCCGCACATCGCTTTGTCTTCTCCGGCCTGTTTAGCGATGTGCACGCGCATCAGTGCTTCTCCTCGGTCAAGAACCCGTAGCCACTGCAAACGGAACACGTCTTACGGTCGATGCCGACGCGGCCCGTCCCTTTGCACTTCGGGCATACGCAGACGAAAACGCGCTTGTCCTTCTTTGCGGTCCGCTTCGCCATCGTCGTGCCCTCCGTCGTGCTCAGTTTCGAAAGCATGCAGACGAGACCTGCCAGGAACGGGCCAAAGTTCTGCTCGAGCGGGATCAGCTACTTGGCGTCGCGGGTGCGAAGCGGAGTCGCCAAAAACTGCGCAACCCGCTTCGCACCCCTGCGTCGCTCGTTCCTCAGTTGCGCTCGAGGTTCGCGCGGTCGGCGGCGCTGAGCTTCGCGTAGACGCACGCCTCGAGCGCCTCCGCCGTGCTGAGACCGCCCGCGATGAGCTTCGAGCCGTTGACGGACGCCCGCGGCGAGATGACGACCTTGAGCCCGCGAGAGCGCGCCCGCGCGCGGAGCTTCTGAACCGTCGCGCACCACGCCTGGGAGGCCTCGTCGGCGGGGATCATGGCGCGCTCGAGGTCCTCGTCGTAGTCCCACGTGAGCTGCACGAACCGGTCCAGGAAGGCGGCGTCCAGCTTGTTGCGCCCGACGTACTCGACCGTCGCGCCGTGGCCCCAGGTGTTGCCGGCGGCGATGCACCGGAAGTCGGGGTGCCGGGCCACGGGCGCCGTCTCGCCCGGGAAGTCGCACTTGCTGCCGGCGAGGGCGGCGTTGAAGGCCAGGGTAGCGCCGGGGAGCGAGGCGTCGACCTCGTCGAACAGGTACACCCCGCCCTCGGTGTAAGCCTTGCGGAAGGCCGTGCTCACGACGCGGCCGTGGGCGTCCACGAACCCCGAGAGCTTGTACTCGGTGTCGATGGCCCCGTTGAACATGAAGGGGAGGCCCAGCGCCTCGGCCACCATCTCGGCCGCCGTGGTCTTGCCCGAACCGGCGGGGCCCGCGAGCCAGACGTTGACGCCGGCGGCGACCATCTTCAGGAGCCTCTCGAAGGCGCGGTGGGCGAGGCCCTTGAGCTTGACCGGCTCCCGGTTCTCGACCCGGACCACGATCTCGCGGGGGCCCTGCGACTGGGCCACGATCTCGCGGGCGGCCTCGCGGGCGATGCGGCGAACCTCCTCGGCGTCGATCGCCGGGGCCGCGGGGGCGTCGGCGCCGGCCGCCGGGGCCTTCACGCCGCGGGTGAGGGCAACGGCGGTCTCCCACCTGGCGTCGTCGACCCCGGCCGTGGCGCCGCGGTAGCAGACCTCGACGTGCTCGAGGTACCGCTTGTCGCGGGTCACGGTGACGCCGACGTGCATGCAGACACCGCGGGCCGTCGGGCGGGGCATCTCGAGGAGCTGCTTGAACCGGGAGACGTGGGAGGCCGACAGCTGCCGGTCCACACAGGTGGCGTGAACGAACGTGCGGGTCGCCGACGTCGACAGGTCCCGGCGCTGCTCGATGGCGGTGCCGGCGTTGATGGTCCCGCCGCAGGCGGGGCAGAGGGCGTCGAAGCGGGCGGTCAGCGGCATGTCCTGGCTCCTTTGCGTTCGCAGTTCGACTTCGCGGCGAGTGCTAGTATCGTGCCGCGAACTCGAGCGAGGAGCGCGCCTGCTTTTGTCGGGATTTACGCCTGGCTATGGTGCGAAGCGAGGTCGCCAGTTGGCGTCGTAGAGGTGCGAAGAAGATTGCGCGGGTGCCTCGTGGGCATCGCCACCCGCTACAGCGCATCCGTAACCGCCTTCGGGGGTCAACGCTGGGCGCGCAGCGCGTCGACCTTGTCGAGCAACGCGCGCCCCTGCTTGCAGCTCACATCATTGCAGTCGTGGCGACCGTCAACGCATACGATATGCACGCGACCGCCCGAGCGGACGTAATCGACCAGCTCGCGCCACGCCTCGCCCGCGGCGGCGCTCGTCGGGTCGGCGAGGATGGCGTCGATGCGAGTGTTTCGTTGACAGGGGGTGCACTTGACGCCGAGCGCAGGGTTGCAGATGGGCGCACCCCAGCAGCACCCGCGTTCCCCTTGCAGCGTCGCGACCGCGCGCCCGAGAGCGGCTTCCATGCGCGACAATTCGGCGTCGCGCTCCTCTTCGCGTTTCAGGCGCGTCTTATGCGCTTCGTGCGCCCACTTTCGCTCGTCATCGTGCTCGGCGCACTTCGCTGTCAGCCGCTCGATCTCGGCCTGCAACTCGGCGATGCGCGCCGTTTCAACTTGAAGCTGATCGTTGACCTTCGACAGCTCCGCGACCTTCGACAGCTCCGCTTGCGCCTTCTGATACAACCCGCGCCAATACGTTGCATCGCCCCCATCGTGATCGGCCATGCTGCTTACCCTCCACTCGTGCATACTACACGAGCGCGAAGCCATCCAACCGTCGTGCGAAGCTCGCTTCACGCCAGCGGGGCGGCGCGTCCGTCGGAACACTCCCAGCATACCTCGACGCCCGACGACGTGATGGTGCCGCAGCGCCGGCAGATCCAGCCGCCGTCGTCGTCCGCCGCGCCCGCGAGGGCCTCGCAGCCGGGGCACGAGCCGCCCTCGATAAACTCGTGCTCGTGGTCGTCGAGCCCGCCGGCGTAGTCGTGGGTATCGTCGTCGGTGCCCACGTCCTCGAGCCACGACATCCACCGCTTCGCGAGCCAGGCGCGGACGCGGGCGGCGGAGCGGCGGGACGCGAGCAGCGGCGCGAGACCCGCGCGGTTGGGCACGACCCACCGCACGACCATGCAGGGGTTGCCGCCGCCGGGCCCCGTCGGCATGATCATGAGCCGAACGCAGTTGCCGGCGGGCTCGAGCAGCGGCAACAGGCCTGGGAGCGCCTCGGACAGCTCGAGGCAGTCAAACTCGATCTCGACCGTATACGACATGGGGATCCTCCGACCGCGCATTCTAGCGCGCGTGGGCGTCAGCGGGGAGCGGGAATTTCTTCGGCGAGGAGCTGGGCCGCGGCCCGCTCGGCCTCGTCCATCTCGACGGTGAGGTCCATGGGCAGGTGGGCCCACGGGTCGACCACGGTGACCGGCTCGGGGTCGAGGTCGTCGGCATCGCGGCTCACGAACCCTCTTCCCGGCCGCGGATCGCGGTCGCCTTCGCCCCGTCGGTCCCCTCCACCTCGAGGGCCTGGTTCCAGTGAGCCAGGAGGCACCAACGCCAGGACTATCAACGTCATGGCCCGCCGCGCGCGCGCCCGTCCACTAGTGCACCGTCCGGCTGACGCGGAGGTAGGCGGTGCCGCTGACGGTGGTCACCCACTCCAGCGACACGTCGGG